AGATATTCTTATCAGCTACATAAATTCCAATCCAATTTTCATCTTCATCGACGGTATGAAGTAGATATTTATTTGTGATATTAACACCGTCTAAATAAATCTGAAAATAATCAGATTTGGCAACAAGAGGATGAAAACCTTCATCATCTGGGTTTGTGCTAATTCTCATATTTCGTTTCTCCATTGTGTAAAGGGCATTTGTTAGTAGGTTTAATAAAACCTCTACTTGTTTCTTCATATATCTCAGCATTGTGTAAATAACCACAAACAGGTTGTTGTCCAAATTTAGTAAATGCTAAGAATTTACAGTAATGCGAACCTGTGTATCGCATACATATTGGTTCACCTGTTTCTTCATCGAAGAATCTTGTTATTTTCAATGAAATTTCATCGGTTTTAAAGTTGTCGCTCATTTACCTCTCCTAAATAAAACAATACCGCCTTTAATGTGACGGTATTATCGGTTAGCTAGTGGGTTGGTGTCAAGAACTACTGACAGATTGTGAATACTCAGCATATTCTCGCATCGCTTCTTGCATTGAAATTATCATTTCATTTGTACCATTATCAAACATCTTTCCAGACTTTAAACGGTTTTCAGCAATACTGGCAGCTCGCATATTTGTAAAATGCCATACTATTTTCGCGTCATCTTCGCATTTAATAGAACAGATAGGAATTATATGGTCTATTTCCCATATTTTACCATAATTATCCCAACTCCAATCATCTTCAAACCATACTGAAATATAGTTCTTGAATCTATCAATTGAACAACCTAAATACGATTCAGTTAATTGACTCTTAGTACAATTTCCAGCTTTTAATGATTTATGCAAATATGTTCTTATACTTGACGATAACCTAAACATAGGGTCAGTCTTTCTTTTATTTTTAGCATATTCGTTATGTCGTATATTTGCACATTTCTTACACATTGGGCGTAATCCATCTGTACAATTACGGCTAACATAATAATCACCCCTATCTTTATACTCCCTACAATCTAAACATATTTTTCCTTCTACATATTTAAAATTTTGAGATTCTCTTAACTCAGCTCTGTTTTTTCTCCTACCTATATTTCTACATTTTTTACAAGAGTTTTCATAACCTGTTTTATTACGACTTGATTTTGTAAAATTGCTTATATCTAAATCAAGATTACATTTGATGCAAACTTTAGTTTCCACAATTACCACTCCAAAGATTCTGTTTCATACGTTAATACCTTTCCCTCGAAAAAATTAGTCTTTGTATCATTCAAATCAAGATAACTGTCAAACCATTTTGCTAAATTAGTAACAGGTTTATTATTAGAATCAACAAATAACGCTTCGCTAAATCCTAATGAGTTCCATCTTTGATTTGCCAAATCTTGAATGAATGAATCAATAATCACATCTGTTAGACCTAAAACTCCATCTTGAATAATATATTTTCCCCACTCACATTCATATTTAACAGCCAATCTAATTATTTGTTCACATTCTCTGATTAAATCATCTGTGAATATATCGGGTTGTTCTTCTTTCAGCGTAAACCACATGGTGATAAATAACCATAAGTGGGTAATTTCATCTCTTGCGATGTGTTTAATGCGATTAGAAGTACCTCTCACAATTCCTTGACGGTCTAAATTAAAGAAAGTTAAGAATCCGCTAAAGAAATAAATACCTTCTAACGCAATGTTAGCCACAATAGCTTTCACAAAATTTCTAGCAGAATATTCTCTACCTAGCAAGTCACTTGCTTCGGTAATGTATCTATTTTTACTAGCTAGAATTTCATCTGTTTCAAACAACCAATAAACTTCCTCTGGTGAAAAACCCATTGTTTCTACAATGTCTGCATAAGCTCTAACGTGGACAACTTCTTCCCAAATTTGGCGACTAATACACATTGATACTTCAGGTGAAGTTATGTATTTACCGATATTATTGGCAAGATTATTAAACTGAATACCGTCTAAATTAGATAGAAATGCCAATGCTTTTTTGTAAGAAGTTAAATTACCTTCATTTAATTTACCACTACGGTACTGTTTGACATCTTCGCTCAAGTCATCTTGTTTGTGCGACCAAGTATTTGCTTCCATTTTATCTAAAATATCTCTAGCCCAAACGTGCTTCAGTGGGAATACTTGCATTAAGTTGTTCGTTTCACCATCAATCAACCGTCTATCGTTTATGTCTATCATTTCAAACTCCGTAAATAAAAAATAGGTTACACTTATTAAGTGTAACCTATTATGAACTAAATTAAACTATAGGTCAACTGCACGCTTCACAATCAGGGTTGTCGATTGAACACATTAAAACAGGTTCTTCAGTTTTTCCGATTTCATTGTGCTTGACTTCAGTAACTTGACCTCGTAAGTAATACGTCGATTTCAAACCTAATTCCCACGCTAAGAAATACCAATCGCTTATCTGACTTCCTCGCACTCCTTGTTTTTTAAACAAGTTTAATGATTGTGCTTGGTCGATCCATTTTTGTCTAACAGCCGCAGATTTAATAATCCATTCTTGGTCAATTTCAAACGCAGTTTTTGTTAAATTAGGTTTGTTATATTTCAAACTAGAATCAATCACTCTGAACTTACCTGACAAGTTTTCTTCCATATAGGATAACTTGTGTGGTGGCTCGATACTTTGTGTTGTACCTAAGATATTTGCGATTGTAGCAGTTGGAGCAATTGCTAACATCACACTATTACGCACACCATATTCGATAACTTCTTCCACTAAATCAATCCATCGTTGAGATAAAGATTCAACATCATAATTTTTATCAGTCATAAACGGTAAGATACCTTTAGACCAATCCGAACCTTCAAATGAAGAATACTTGCCTTTTTCTTTCGCTAGTTCACATGATGTTTTAATCGCCCAATATGAGATTTCTTCAAAGATTTTATCGGCTTCATTTAAATGCGATTGTGATTCAAAATCAATGTCATGTTTAACCAAATAATCGAACCAACCCATAACTCCTAAACCAATCGGCCTGTGTTTAAAGTTGGAGTTCTTAGCTTTATCGCTTGGGTAAAAGTTACCATCAATCACATTATCTAAAGCTCTGATTGTAATCGGAACAGTACGTCTAATATCGTCAAATTCTAATTGTGACATATTCAACGAACCTAAATTACAAACAGCCGTTTCATCATTGTTAGTAACTTCGCCAATCTCACTGCACAAATTCGAGGACTTGATGCTACCCACATGACGTTGTGGATTACGAAGATTAAACGCATCTTTAAATGTAATCATTGGTGCGCCAGTTTCAACTAATGACGAAATAGACTTTTTCCACAATTCCATCGCATCGACTTGTTTAATAAACTTACCATCAGATTCTAATTCTAAATATCTTGCTTCAAATTCATCACCATACAATTCGTGTAATTCAGGATACAAATGCGAATCAAATAATGACCACACACCTTTTTCTTTAACTCGTACCATAAATAAATCAGGAATCCAAGAATAAGGAAAAATATCTCTAGCACGCAATCTTTCATCACCTGTTGGTTTTTTCAAATCAATATACGATTCAATATCACCGTGCCACATTTCTAAATAGGGTGCGAATGAGCCTTTGCGCTTTCCACCTTGATTGAAGAATAAGGCGGTGTCATTATAAATCTTTAATGCTGGAATAACACCTGAACTAACGCCATTAGTTCCAGCAATAGAACTTCCAGCAGGTCTAATATAAGTGAAATCTGTACCAATACCACCAGCAAATTTAGATAACATTGCTGATTCTGCCATTGTGGACATAATACCATTACCGAAGATGCTTGTATTTGATTCTTCAAATGTACCGTCGTGCATCACATTCAAATAACATGATGACATCTGTGGATGTAATGTACCCGCATTAAATAATGTCGGTGTCGAATGAATATACTCAAAATTTGAAAATAAGTTATAAAGCTCAATCGCTTTTTCAGTTGCAATTTCTTTAGGTTCATTTAAACAAATCCCACAAGCGACACGCATGAAGAAGTGTTGTGGCGATTCAATAACTTTACCTTCATTATTACGAATTAAATAACGGTCATAAAGTGTTTGTAATCCTAAATACTTAAACTTCAAATTGTTTTCATTTTTAATAGAACCTTCTAAAGCAATCCAGTTTGTGTCTAAATCATTGTCTGGTTCTAAATTATAATGTGAAATCATATTTTCAGATAGCTTTCCTAATTTTACGGCTTGATTAACATAAGTAGGATACCCGTTTCCATCTGAACTATCACAATCTTTCATAATTTGTTGAAGCAGTAACCTAGCCGCCACATACTCATAATCAGGTGACTCTAAGCTAATCAATTCAGCCGCAGATTGAATCATTCTTGAATGAATTTGTGTTGTCGTAATACCATCGAAAAACTGAACACGAGCATTCGTTTCTACATCTGAAATCGATACATTTTCTAAACCTTCACACGCCCACGCTACGCATTTGTGAACTTTATCAACATTTAATTTTTCTTCACTACCATCACGCTTAATTACAATCATCCTAAACCTCTCACAAAATCAACAACAACCATTCCAACACCCACTAAACTACCTAAGTAGATAGCCACAATATAACTCGCTAACATTCCAGCAATAACCTTATCCATTATTAAACTCCTGAATGTGAACAATCAAAGCATTCAAATCAGCCTGTAAATCACCTAAATCATTAACCACATTGTTAAGATAAGGTAATAAACCTGACGAAATCTCTTTCTTAATCTCATTATTACAGGTGATACGAGCAAACGCATCAATACTTGCTGACTCCCAACCTAATGCGATTAAAGCATTACGACCTTCTTGTACTTGTTCTTCATTCATCTTTCTTTTTCTCCAATTCAATTATTTTACTTTCTAACATTTTGTACTTCTGTTTTAGCGTACTAACTTGTTTTTCTTTCCGATTGATTTCGGAAGCGACATACGCTTTTTCATTCTTGTAACCTCGTATAGCAGCATCAATCATACAACTCACCGCTTACCAAATTACCTTCATCATCAAAGTCATCATCATTGAATTTAGCATTCATCCAACGTGAAAACTCATATACTTCTACTGCTGATAATGACATTTCTTCACAGATGTCATTTAGCATAATGTTAAAATTCATTCCTTACTCCCAAGTTAGATTTCGTTGTTTTTCTAGTTCTACAGCCTTATTATCCACTAAAGCCTGTAAATCATGTAATTGTGGTGAGTCACCTAAGAACTCACGCAAGTAATGTACACTAAAATCAGCAATGTCCACAAGTCCATAATAACGAAATTCTAATCGCATTTTATCGTAGATGACTCTATTCATATTTTCACCACCACTCTCTAAAGAATGTACGGATATATTTTTAGTGCGCATCGCTATCTCTCGCAAACATATCGTTAATAAAATTCTCAACCACATCACGGTCATCTTTGTATTTTTCAAGAAACGATTTGGTTATCTTAATCTCATTGATGTTATCGTGAATCTCTCTAATCAAGTCAAATGCTTCTTCACAAGTATATGACGTTGAAACAAGATGTAATCTAGGGATGAACTTAACCTTACCGTCTACTTGTGAAATATAAGGTTTTTGAAAACTAACATTTTTCATTACTAATCTCCACCACAAGAACCACTATCACATGAACTAGAACAATCGGAAGATGAGGAGCTAGAACAATCTGAACTGAAATTAGAATACACTGTCATACTGCTATTATCATAATCATAGCTTGAATTTCTACGAGAGTTCAGCTCTCGCTTTTGTTTATCTTTAGCTTTTTTGTCGGCTGAATAATTACTGTTAAATAATCCGAATATCATTTACTTTCTCCAAAATAATAATTTGCTTAACCATGATTTAGACACTTCTTGTGTAACAATTGGATTCAAAGCATTCCAAACCATCGGGAAATGTTCTTTTACGATAGATTCATACACTTTAGCGTATAACTGAATTTCTTTCTGTGCGTGTGAATCTGTGCGTAAATGTATCACACGGAGCATTGCCTGTAAAGAAATTGTTTCAACAAATTCAACGTAGCATGATTGTGGTAACACACTTCTCGATAATTCAGGGGCTACATCGTTAGCTAACATGAATTCATAGGTATCTAATGCGACTTTAATGCTGTTTTCATACGCACGCTGTACCATCGCAGAGTTCACAACAGGTTCATCAATAGAGCCTTGTTTAACGCGCTCTGCTCGTGAACGCCATGTGTCTGGCGTAAATACCTGTGGTAAATAATCAACATATCGACGAGATTCTTCATTACGCACAATACCGATATTGTGTTTGAACCATTGTCTAGCCACAAGAATAGGCATTAAAATACGCAATCTAATTTGCGGATGACAAACAGGGGTAAAATGATTGTTGTTCAATAGATAGTTAATCAGACGTTGATTCTGGTCATCTGTATATTGGTCTGATTCCTTGTGCATTGACACTCTTGCCGCATCAACAACTACTTTGTCATCGCCAAACACATCTAGCAATTGAATATAACCAATACCATCATTAAATACAGTTTGTTTTTCATTTAGTTTCATATTAGTTAATCTCTTTATAAATAGCTTCTAAATACTTGTCAGATATTGCACGCAAGGAATTTAATTCATCTGTCATCTTACCTGCTAAATTATCTAATTCTATTGTTCTATACTTTAGATAATACTTTCTAGCAAAGGTAAGGATGTCCTTTTCAGAAAATCCGTTTTCTTCTAAGCAATCATAACAATCATTCCAATCTTTTTCAATTACATCCATCATTCTTCCTCGCGTTTCTTATCACGGTTAATTTTATACTTCTCACGTCTTTTGGAATTTTTAACTTCACTCGTATTCGGATACAATTCCCGTCTACGAGCGTTTCTTTTTTCACGATACATTTTCTCATTTGATTCCCATTTAACGTCCCTTGAGCCTTCTAGGTAAGTTATTTTAACTGCATCAACACATTCTTCATCTGCATCGAAACTATAACCTGATTCACACTTAGTCTTACCTGATATTGAACCAATACGATTACAGTAATCGACGAGTAATTTACTCATTTCCTACACCTAATTTACTCATAAATTTCTCCTAAAAAGGAATCGAATCACTATCCAAATCAGCAATACTTACTGATTCAACTTCAACCAATCTACTCATCACAAAATCATCAGCAAATTCTACTTTCTTTACGTTTAAATACTTGCCTTTTTGTGACACAAGTATTCTAGCAGGTTTTGGTAATTGGTCAACATATTTTAATACTTCATCGATGCTTCGTGGACATTTACCGCTAATACGTTTGTTCCACCAGCTAAATGAAGCTGACCGTTGCCATGAACCATCTGGATGTTCAAATCCAATCCATTCAACAGCATCTAGTGTGGAAGGATTATAGCTAACCTTTAACATATCACCAGATTTAGTTTTTTGACGTTTGTATTCGATGTGTTGGACTGGATACCATTCTGATTCAGGGTCTGGGAGTTTTGGTTTAGGGGTTTTTAAATCCGTTTTAGTAACTTTTTCTTTGGCAATAATATCTTTGTTGCTCGCTGTGTGGGTGATTTTGACTTCAAATACAAACTCAGCTCCACAACAGTCACAAAACCTAGCTGACGGATGATGAATAGTATTACAGATTACCGAAGTCGAGTGAACATCGCATTTGGATTTGTTTAACGAACTGCAACCACATTCAAAAGCAATGCAGGTTTTAACAGGTTGTTTTCCATCACCGCCTTTACCTTTTGGTTTTGGAGGTTCGACCATATTCAGACTTCCATGAAAATCAACATTTCGTGCGAAATCAAGCACGAGAGCGTTCATTTTACCACCTTCTATTTGAGCCGCCTTTCTACCTTCCAATGTAGAAATATCGTGATTTCCTTTAAATAACATTCGACTCGAACGTCCCAATTTTTGCACAAATCTAACAGGGCTAGTTGTGGGTGCAATATCCGCTAATAAATCAATCGCAGGATGATTGAATCCTACGGTCAGCACTAAATTATTTACAGCGCATCTATACTTACCTGCTTTATAATCCGCAATGTATTGTTTTCTAGTGGTATCATCAAGTTTACTGTGGATACTCACAGTGGGGATTCCGAATTCTGTATTTAGCATCTCCGCAATATGGTCTGAGTGTTCAACACCGCTTGCAAAAATCAACCAGCATTTTCTATCAGCTCCGTACATTACAATTTCTTCTAATGCCGACCTTGTCACGGATTCTTTATCTAGTGCTTCTTGTAGTTGATGTTGGTCGTAATCGCCGTTACTCGCTTTTTTCACATTGCCATAATCTAACAATGTGACAGTTCTTTTTGATATTAAAGGACACAGATAGTAATTATCGAAGAAGTATTTATATCCGTCAAAATCACACATAGTCAAAGCTAATTTATTAAATACAGGGTGATTTTCGTATAATAAACCGTGTCCTAATCGAAAAGGTGTCCCAGACAAGCCTATTACTCGCAATTTAGGATTTACAGCTTTCAATGAATTTATTAAATGAGTGTACATCGTAGTGGCTACAACGCTCACATTCTGGCACTCGTCAATCATAACAATATCAACTTTACCTAATAATTCATATTTCTTAGCAATAGAACCTATTGAAGCAAACGTAACTTGTGCAATTTCTTTTCTATTTAACCCGCTACAATAAACACCAGTAGGTGCAGTTGACCAAACATCAAGCAATCCTTTTTCATTTTGCTCGACCAATTCCTGTGATGCAACAACACATAGAAATCTAGTTCTAGGAGCTTTAAACAACACTTTTTGAATAAAGAATGACTGAACAGACTCTTTACCTGTTCCTACAGGCAATGCTATAACTGGATTAACATCTTTTTCTTTACATGATTCAAAAATAGCTTCCATAGCCCAATTTTGATACTCTCTTGGAATTCTTTTATTAGACATTTTTATCTCCGAATAATTTTGTGTGCATTGACTCATAATAATTTACAATTATAGGTTTAGTAAAATTATAAAACTTTCTATTATGATTATCTCTAGCAGTTTGTAAACCGTCGAATAGTCCATCTGCTATTTTCTTAAGAACTGTTTTACTATTGACACCTAACCAATCAGCAAATTTTCTTGCTGAAAAACTTATATTATTATCGAGTGTGTCTATTTTACTTTTATAAAGTTCATATTCTTTAATGAAATTGACCTTAAAATAAGACGTTTTAAATTTATCAATCGTATCTTGTGTTGGAGTATATCCTCCGTTTTTAATACTAGTTTCCTTAGCTTTTGCAATAGATTCAGGTTTTATGATTCTTCCAGTATGAAGTTTGGACATTGCGTCTTTAAACTCCTGAGTTCGTTTTTTTCCTGTATTAGTAGCAACTATCTTCGCAATAATTTCAGGTGGGATTTTCTTACCAGTATTTATTTCAGACATTCGTTTACAATGTTCTTCAGAACGCTTTTTTCCTTTATTAGCAATGCTTATTTTATTTTTTGTTACTTCCGTGTGTAAAGAATTTGCTCCACCTGTAAGCATATTATATCCGTTAGGAATTAAAGAATTATTATTTACTATTTCAAATTCTTCTAATTCATTTGCTTCATCTAATGTAAGATTTTCATGTAATACTTCAACGGTCATGTTATCCCAACCGTATTTTTGAATTGCATTTGAAATAGCAATGCAAGACGACCTTTTATTTTTATGATTATTAAGTCGTTGTTTTAAATTCACTGTTTGTCCAATATAAACTTTACTGGAAGGAGATTTTATTTTATAAATTAAATGATTTCTTTCATCTGACATCTTTGATTCCTCTATAGCATTAAGGTTATTGTGATTAGCATTTACAAATACGGTCAAGGTTGCTAAAGCCGTTTCGTCCCGTCGAACTAGACCGTATACAAATTCTACATCATGCTTGTAATTGAAGCAACTCTTTATTGTTTTCAATCACAAAACGACTACCGTTAGTACACCGTACTAACGCCAACCAAACTTGGTAAGGCGTTAAAAACTTTACACCCGCCTTATTGTCAAATTTAAATTATGTCAAATCTCGCATTTCCCATTTTGAACAACCGTCTAATGCTTTTTCTTTCGGAATGATACATTGATATTTACCACAAATCCAAGAAGATTTTTCATTTTCATGTTGTGATGGATATGACCAACGGCAAGTGCGACACGACTTATCGACCTCAGATGTGTCGCCTAAGTGACATAACATCGCGTAATCACAGTATTTACATACAGTAGAATCTGCTTTAAACTCTCTTTTAGGAGCTGAATCACTCCAAATAATCGTTTCAGCTCGTTCTAAAAAATGATTTGCTAAATAAGTATTATGTTCGATAATTTCAAAATGAAGCTCATCTGTATTTTTATTAACCGCCATATACATAGCATATTTTAATCCCATTAACTCAAGGTACATTTGGACTTGAATATGGTGTTCTGGCTTCGCTTCAACTACACCAACTTTCTTTAGCTTTTTAAAGCTATTTTCTCCATGTGATTTCATTTCCAATAAGCATTTTTCACCTTTAGGAATATCAGGCACACCTATCGCCACACCATCGCCTGAACCCATGAAGTGACCATTTACTGAAGATACACCCCATTGTCGTCCAGTTGAAGGGTCATTTTGCAATACTTCAATACCGATTGAATCTAATAATGCACAAAATCTTGCTTCATATAGACTCCCTGTGTTAAAAAGTAAATTCATACGTCCGCTAAATTTAGTATCTAACACCCATCTGCTACCATACCAAATAGAGCGTATGCATTCTTTACCTATCACAGAGCAACCTAGATGATTTCTATGTGACTTTGGTGAGCTAGGACGATAAGCGTCATCGATTATATTGTACCATTTCTTTAATAATCCTCGATACTCTGTACCTTGACTTGCGTACAATGTTGCTTCAATCATTTCTAATGTGATTGTTGCTGGTGTATATTGTGCTATTTTACCCATCTTAATTCTCTCCAACCACATAACTATCATTCATCGCTTCAACAAACAAATCTCTTAATTTGTCATAATCATCATCGTCTAAGCCTAAATACAAACAAATATCCCACAATTTATCTTTATAATCTTCTTTTACTCTAAAAAAAGATTTGTGTCTACACATTTCTTTTTCTGGATTCATTTTAATCCACTCCTAAGAAAATAAAACCCTGCAATCGCTACGCTAAACTACAGGGTCAAAATTAGTTGTATTACAGCGTTAATTGCTTATGATAGCCAATCTGGCTGATTAGCGTCTACATCAGCTTCTGTAGTTGTAACACCAACTGGTGCAACAGGAGCTTTAGGTGCAACAGGTGCTTTAGGAGCTTGCGGAGCTGTTGCTACTGGAGGAGTAGAAGGAGGTCTTGCACCTTGTGGTGCTACAGCCGCTACAGGAACAGCTACACTACCACCTAACTTAACTAACGATTCTTTAGTAGATACTTGCGGTAAATCTTCACCGACAACCTCGGTCGTGATTGCATAATATCCTTTCACGACAGCGTTAATTGCTTGTCGGGCTGCGCCAGAACGGTTATCGACGAAATTACGAAGTTCATGTTCAATTTTAACTTTAAAGGGCTTCTTGTGAAGCTCGGCTAATGACATCTTTGGAAATGAACCCACCGCGAGACACAATGATTTAATGTTACTTTTCGCAATGTTTACCGCAGTTTCATTAGGATTACGCAAAGAATAATACACTTTGGTTTCAGCACCTTTGAACGCACCTTCAATACATTGCAATGTGATGTGTTGAACAAGTGATTCTTCTTCGGTTTTACCGTTACCTGGTTTTACTTCACTTTCCGTAATGATTACTTTTACAACACCTTCAGGAAGTCCTTGTTTTGATTCGCCAGCTTCGTTTACTTCATCCCAGTTTGTGTCAGCGAAAAAATTAAATGTACTCATTTTACTATCTCCAATAGATTGATAATTTGTTAGTTTTAGAGAAGACTAACAACTTCATAAGTTAAACACAGTTTAATTTTTATTTTCGATGTAGTCAAGCATTTTTATCGAGAATGTTTTGGAAATTCCATTCCACTACTTGTGACAATGTTACGACTCACATCTTTACGCTTTTTATTTAGCGATTGTTCCCACAAATCTAAGTACATTTGAATGCTCTGTTGATACCACCCACCCTCATCGTTTGGTTTTGGGATTCTCCCAGAATAAATAGCAATAGCTACCTGTTGTTCTGTCACATTTAAGCTAATCATAATATCTTGTACATTAATCATTTTGTTTCCCCTCTTATTTTAGAAATTACTTCTCGTGCTTGTTTAATCACAAGTGTGTCTGTGTATTGTTGAGAATCATGTGTGTTTACTATGCAAATCAAAGCGTCCAATAAGTCAGGTGCGGCAGCAATCAAAGCCAAATTTGCATCCAATTCATTTGCCGTCATTTCCTGACCAAACTCGATAGCAACTTGCAGCCTGTTTTCACCACGCATAATCCATCTTGTAGTCCAGGGTGCAGGTGTGTTCATTCAAACCACCCTCTCACCATGAAGCCACAAATAAAACAAAAGCTGCATATTATGTAAATTTCAATAAAGGTCATTCTGAACCTCCCTCGCGCTCTAACCCGTCTGTCTTTTTCTCCCAAAATTCTTCTTCAATTTCGGAATAAGTCTGTGAAGTTGGTATTTCCAATGCCACACAAACGTCCAATACGCAGTTAGCGTACTCAATTCCGCTGTCTAAAATTGGGAACAATGCGTCTTTTACCTTTTCATATCTTTCGTATTTCATTTTATTCTCCCACGCGCTCGAGCTTAGCAAGTTCATCATCCATCAGTGATTCAGCAAATAATCCAACCGCGTTTCCTACGACAATTCCAAAAAATACCCCGATAACTACTGCCCATATACTCATAAAACCCTCTCAAATTTAGCAATCGCATCCTTCGCTTTTTCATGCGCTAGGCTGTAGTCGTCAATACATTCAACAGCTAACAAATCTTTCAAGGCTTGAAGTAGCTCATCCTTGTCACACATCAACTGGCTAATTAGTTCCCCTCTTAGCTTTGTTTCTATGCTCATGGTTGCACCCTCTCTAAGTAGAACCAAGTTTTATTAAAGAGAACTTGCCTATCGCGCAACATAAACTCAAAACCATAGTCATCAGGCGGTTTAACGTACTTTCTAAGTTCCTTCACACTCGGTAGATAATTCCATCGTGCGAATTCAAGAGGTGCTGGTATGTCAAACCCTTTGCGATAACCCATTAACTTAATCATGGCTGCAGCCGTCTAAATTTTTCAATGAAATCGTCAATGTCATCATCAATACTTAAATTACCTGTTTCAATTGATTTCATTACAATCTGAAATTCAGTAACCATAACTATTTCTACCGAACTGCCGTGAAAATCCCAAACCTGCCCAACCTCAACGCGAGTTGCGGGCGGGGTGGGGCGTTCAAATTTACCTAGTGTGTCACGACATCTAATTGATACATTATCTTTATTATAAAACTGGACGAAAACAACTGCATTTACAGCGTCATCAGGTGCATTGTCCCAATCAATACAACGCATCTGTTGTGAAAAGGTTTGAGTTTTAAGCCAACTTTCAACTAAAGTTTCTGCTTCAAATAGTGTTAGATTCATTGATTTTTGATGGATTACTTTTCCCAATGCTTTAACCTGTGAATCATTAAGTCCTACAACCTTAGTTTCTGTTGAAACTAAGGTGTTCTGAGCAAACCATTCTCTAATACGAAACGAAGCTGTTGATGATAGGTTTGCATCATCAATTAGTTTTTCAATTTGGTCTTTGTTCATTTTACTATCTCCAAAATTAAATAACACGTCCTTGTGTGCGCGAAGCGAAAGGTTTTAAGTTGTACGGTAGTCTTTGCCTGAACATTCTAAAATAACGTCTGCTACAGCGTTCCAAGCGTTGTCGCGAGGGATTGTGATAACATCGTCAACATCAAATCTGTTTTTAGCACGGTATCTATCGTTAAGCTGAACACCTAAAACACGCTTAGGTTTATCGTTATTGTTATCAGGCTTACTAAAATGTAAATATCCTAACAAATCTACGAATTGTGTGAGAAGTTCGCGAGTTCCTATATTTTTACTGGACTTGGGTGAATATAAATTTACGTCAATGAAATTGAACTCCATCTGATATTCACTATCCTTCTGCACGTCCGTAAAACAATGTGCCGTAAAAATAAAGTTAATTCCTTGCGATACGAAGAAATCCCCCCATGCTAATACGTCCGTAAAATACCGATTAGCTACGTTAAACGCAGACCCATAACCTGTCAGAGCTGAGAGCATTGTGATATTTGGATTATTAACAGACTTAGGGTCGGTACTAATAATATATCTGTGTAACATTCGTTCTACTGCTGATACAGAATCAATAACGATATTTTCAAATTTATTTTCACCTGATGAAATCAAACTGTTGACTTCTGAAAACAAGTTCAACAAATCTGTAAATTCATTGATTTCAACAACGGTATTGCGTTCTAAATCTAAGTTAGTGTACCCTTTTTCAGCAGCAATATATAACGTATTATTCAAGCTCCCAGCAAGGCTAGACTTGCCTACTCCTTCCAGACCATACAAACAAGCACGAATTCCTTGCTTTTGTGTTGCTTTAATTGCCGTACTTAATAAACTCATTTTCATTCTCCTATCACAATAAAACCAACTTCATCTTCATATTCTACTGTATAACTAACTTCTGAATACTCCAATGGAACATAACCAGCAACCTTACTAAAGGTCTTAACTTCTAATTCTTCATTCATTACAGATAGTAATTCAATCAATTCTTTCACTTTCATTTTAACTCTCCATATTTCAAATAACAGTCAATTTTAGACCGTCCTATAACAGTTGAATTATGCAAATCTGATTTAGCTGTCATACAATTTTCTTTACCTTTAAACTCAACTGAAGAAATCACAGGTGAGTTACCACCAAGTAAAATAATTATTAGTACCCATGTTTCCATTTTTATTCTCCTAGATTCCGAAGCAAGAAAACCTCGACTTCGGAACTTATTTTAAAGTAATTTGCGTTGTTGTCAATCAAATCTTACGATTTTCTACAATCTCTAAAACTTCGTTCTCAGCCATTAGCCAATTTTCAACATCGGAATTGTCAGGAAACTGTGTTGAATAATAATGTGCAAGCCGTTCAATCATCGTTCTCACATCTTTTAAGCCATATTTGTTAGTCATCACAAATCTCCTTTTAAAACATTGTTAAAGTATAACACTGTACCATTCGTAGTCCATGATGATTCTCCGTTAGCAAATACCAGAGCATTACCATTATCATCAATACCTGCAAAATGATAGTGTGTATAAGAATCAGTATTAGCGTGATATACCGATACCTTATCATCCACTTTAAAATCAGCGTAAGGTGCGACTTCAACCAAATCTAAATACACATCAGCATCTTCTTTCCATTTACGACCATCTATAGTCCATTGTGTTATTTCACTATGCCCATCAACGATACCGATTACAGGTTTACCTAACTTATCACAAATAGCGATTAGTTCAACTGAACGCCCATCGTTTGTTTTATACTTCTTACCTAATTCTACTTTTTTCATTTTATACCCTCCAGTTAAATCTTTCATCGGACTCCATAATTCAATTTCATCTTCTCGATAAGCGCGTCCATCCGCACTAATATAGAACCCACACTCCTTATCAACTGATTTTATCGAGAACACTTCGTTTCTCGTACCTATCGTATTTTTGATAATAACTAAGTCATCACGTTTAAATTTAAACATCTTCTTTCTCCAACACAAACCATTCAATTTTATACTCGCGATTTTCATCCACCTCAAACGCATAAATGTTATTCGATAGCGTAATTCCACCAACATAATCAACGAATATAAATTCTCGTTCATCTTCATCAATATACAGATAACGTACCTCATAACCATTTATTTTAAGTACAAATCCTTCGGATATATAACCTTCATCGTCAGTACGCTCAATACATTTGAGCTTAAATTCTTCGTATTTATTCATCTTCAACCTCGTTAAAAGTATTTTCTAAATCTAAGATTCTTAGCACTGTGCGAGTATCTACACCTAACTCATCAATCATTCTACCCATACATTCTGTCAAGAATCTTATTTTCCAAGACTTCGTTTCACAGTATTTCATTCCTTCATCTAACAATTCTAGTGTTGTTAAAGTCTGCTTATATTCATCTGAACGACTCCAACTAGGAATGATTCTATGTAACTTTTTCATTTTATTCATCACATATCATCCTCGTGGCGGAATCCGATAAAAGTGGGCAATCTTGGCTTGCTAACAACACCGATAGGAAAATGTTTATAGGTAATTATTTTACCAACATAATCATCTTGATTATTCCAAATTTCTTGACGTAATTCATCATTAAAACCAGAACCAATACTAAATTCAACACCTGTTACGATATCCATCACATTAACAGCTCCTAATGTACCTGTCGGAACTAACCCTGCTTTGCTCGAACTTCTTGCTGTCGCACCAACTTCGTTTGTAAAGGATAGATTTTGATTTGTCATTTTTTCTTCAAATCCGACAACAATACACTCATCTTGCGCGAATCGTTTTAGCTTCATCAAATAACCTTCTTTAATGGTACTGCGACCTTGTTTGTAACCGTCTTTGCAACGTATCATAATCCCTTCATAACCGCACGATAAGGCACGTTCTTCTAAACTTAATACATCTGCTAGGGAGTCACAGGTTTCATTGTACACGGGTTTAATTTCAGGGTGAATAAAAGCTAACGAATCTATGTTATTTAACTTTAATTTTCTAGTACCTTCAGTAATCATATCGAACACATGGAAGGTGACACCTGCTGTTGAACCCTTAATTGTCATCACTTGACTTGTAGTCAGGTTAAACACATCTTCAGCGTTAGGTTGTCCCACAATCAATTCTCCATCTAATCCGTTGAATTCAGGTCTACCGAATTTTGCTTGAATTGCTAGGTTTGGAATAGGTTTCATACTTCGACTCATACAAACTGAATCAATCACAATCATCCGCACTCCATCGAGCTTTAAGCTCACTTCACATGGGAACTTTACATCTTTCCCTACATCTTTGATAGTTGCAGCTAACATTGGTTTAAATGGTTTCATATCACACCTCTAATTAGTCTAGGTTTCTGTGTTTTCAAAAATTCAATTTTATCAGTTATCAATTCAATATCACGTTCATAATGCGCGATTAACGATTCGTTTAATTCCGATAAGAACTTTTCAGCATCGTTATAGTTATCGAACATTCGCATCTGCAATAGGTTCTGTAATTCAAAATCAACGAATTTACGGTTGATATTATCCGCTTGTTCTTCTGTTACTACAATTTCTTTTATTTCGTTCAACCTATGGTGTACAAAGTAAATACAATCTCCCGTTTTAACACTCATAACCCACCTCTAATTACTTGTAACGCCAATGTGTTGGAAAATGGATGTTCTAATGTATCCACATCTTTACGTTTACAGTATCTCACCTGTTTCTTGTGATTAGAATAATCATCATCTAAAATGTGTTGTACCTGTGCTTGAATGTACAGATTCGTTTTGTGACATCCGACCTTCAATAGTCCGATTGGAATCACTTTTGCTTTACGAAGTCTACCTCTGAGTGTTTCCGTTAACGCACCTGTGATACTGACGATTTCTTTCATGGATACTGTGCCTTCGGGCTTTTCAATATAAATTATCATTTCAAATTCTCCTTACGATAGTTTGGGAGTTTTGGTCGGACTCCCGTGAACCGATATTTAAGAATTATTCTACTGTTACGATAGTCATTTCATCTAGTTTTCGTTTCTTCCAATATGATTTAGCAGCGGCGGATAATTTAGCTTTATGTTCATCTGGTATAACACGACCTTTTTTAGATGCTGACATTTTAGCTTTGGATTCTTCAGAATAGACTTTTCCAGTTTGAGCTGCGGCTAACTTTGCTCGATGTTCTTCAGACTTAACCCTTCCAATAGCAGCAGCTTTAATTTTAGCTTTTGTTTCATCGGATATAGCATTGCCTTTATGTGATGTAGATAGCTTTTCCCTTGTTTCTTCAGAAATAACTCTACCTGTGGCAGCTACCGAGATTTTAGCTCTGGTTTCATCAGACCGAATCTTACCCGTGTTTGCAACAGACAGTTTAATTCTAGTTTCTTCGGATGTAATATATCCTGATGCTCCTTCTCCTCCATCTGTCATATTGGTAAGTTTCACACCGCCATTTCTTAAAGCAGCTATCATTTTAACCTCTAAATCTAAAGCGTGTTGTTCAGACCTACATAACATTGAACGAACAATGATATTTTCTTTTCCGTATTTATTTACTATATTTGTGTGATATTTGTTTTTTCGTGAAATCAACTTAACTCTTTTTAAAAGTCCCTTACCGACATAAAATGGAGGCTCTCCTTCGAGAGAATGTGTATAAACATAAAAATCTTTTTCTTTTAATTTTACTTCTTTTGTCATAATTTGTGAATCCTTATAGTAATTGGATAATGTGAATAGTGGATACTAAATGCAGAAACCTTACTAAAGGGCTTATCGGTAGCGAACCTATCTGCATTTAACTATCGTATCACATAATTACCATAAAGTAAACTTAATAATCAAATCTCTCGGTATTTATTTTTAACATCCATGTGTTCGGAGAGTAATTCTTGGTCACACTCCCATATTGCTTCAAACTTATCAAGTAATTTCTCAATGGAGAATGGTTTAACAGATTTACCTTCTACCACAAGATAATAGCCTTCTCGTAGAATAGTTGAGAAGTTACCGCTTCGCTTAGTCAATCTAATCTGATACTCAGGTAGATAACACACAGAGAATTCATCACCGACTAATTTCAATACTTCATCCACATTAGTTCCTGTAAATTTTACTGCGTTATAAACAGGTTCTTTTTTCTTTCTCAATTGCATCATTTTTGTTCTCCAGTAGGTCTATTTTGAACGATAGTCGAGTAACCTAACCAAACTATCGTCTAATTTTATTTAAGCGTGTGAGAGTGCGTTTACACGCAAATTTAGAAGGTTAGTTAGAGAAGTTTTAACTTCTTCATACTCAGTTTCCGATAACCCTTCTGAATCCGATAAAGTTTCTAAACTAACGAGTGTTTGAATCGTTCTAACGGATAAGACCTCTAACTCAGAAGATTGTTCTGTTAATGAGCAGGTTGCGATACGGTATAACTGATACCAGTAAGAAGAACCTGATAGCTGAACTACTTCTTGTAAACGTGAGAACTGTGTGTCGACTTCAAACAAGTTTGAAAGACACATTGATAGGATTTGTTGTGATGTTTTCATTTGCGGAAACTCCTTTTGTAATTAAATTTAAAGCGTAATTAGTATAAATCTACTTTGTGATGATGTCAATCATAATCAATACCGTATTTTTCTTCTAACTGACGTTTGTACGCGATTTCTTGCGGCTCTAAGAACTCATCATCAGTATTGAGGATTGAATCTTCAAATAAGGCTTCTTCGTCGTTCATTACATTTCTCCATCTAAATACGATTCTAATTCGATAAGTTTTAACTGCAACTTAGCTATTTTATTGTTCAAAGCAATCTTCAATCGTTTCATATCCTCATCACTAGAATACTCAGTCCATTCAACACAAACAGTATCGCCGTATTGTTTAAGTGTTGCTGTAGGATATTCACAATTGATTTTATTCAATCTTTCTAGCAAATCAGCTAAAGGTAAATCGTCATCTAAAAGAAATAAATTCAGATAAGACTTACTGCTTTCTCGATAACCATCCTCGTATCTCTCTAATGTATTCAAAGCAATTGTCAAATCTGACTTTACTGCTTTTATTGCATACACTACTACTTCTTTCACTTCTGACATTAGCGTTCTCCAATTACGGTTTCATAGTCTAAATCGTTACCGAAGTCTTCGACTTCGCAACTATCAATCACAAATTCGATTACATCTTGAATAATCTCATCTGTAACATTACTTGAATCAATCACAGTGATGTCAGGCGAGTAAGTAATTGGTTCATCCCAATCACCACCACCGTATTCTTCCATATCAATACCGAGTTTAATGTGACCCACGATGTCAGATTCATTATCGAAGATAACCGCTACGCGTTTAACGAAATCAAATCGTTCAAAATGTAACTTAAAGTAATTTCTTATTTCACTTTCTACTGTGTGCCATGCCTGATTATCTAGTGAAATATCTGTCACAATGACGACCTGTAAATCGGAATCAGTTTGATAGTATTCTTGTAATGTGTCAGTAGCTAGATAATGTACAAATCTAACGTAGCTTTCGTTTAAAGCTGATTCGATAATGTCGTTTAGACCTTGTCTTGCGTAAATAGTTTTCATTTCATTTATCCTTTGCGTCTTATTAAAATTAAATCGTTAATGTTTCTGTTAAATCCATCAGCAGCAGTTGTTTTGTACTGACCTTCAATACCCCATGGAGCTACTGTAATTATTTCAAGTTCGATGGAAGGATTGTTTATATCCGCTACAATATCCCCTTCATTCAATTCTGTACATCTTTTAAACTCAGCTCTGGCTTGTCTGCGTTTCGCTTCATCATCGAGTTGTTTTACGAGTCTAGCGACAGCCTTTAATTGTGTTAAATCTGTACCATGATGAGATATTATCATTTTAGCTAATTTTAGCGATTCATCACAGTAATCACGGAATAATTCTACATCAGATAGTTTTTTAATTGATTTCATTATAGTTCCCCTAAAATATACAACAAAATGTCTTTATCCACAAATTCATGTCTATCGAAAGACCGTTCTTTCAACTCGCAATCCTGTAAATCGTCGAATAAGAAACATCCATCTGTCATACGAATACGGATGTTATCTTCTGTGTATCTGTCTTTAAGAAATAGTAACACAGATTCTTTATCTTCGATACGAAGTGCGTCAAACTTAGCTTTTGAATCTAAGATGTTTGAAGGTCTTTCTTGTGATACGATAACGTCGTCGTTATCGCGGAATTGAATTGTTTTCATGGTATTTCTCACTTTAAAATTGAGGAAAGTTTTATTCGGACTTTCTGAAACCGATGTGTCATTCTACTTTAATGTTTATCTAAGTCGGTGTCAACTGATTAAGACCATTTATTTTTAACTAAATCTAAAACAGCGACATTACGTTGCATTTTGTATCTGAAGTGTAGGTGAGTAATACCGTTTTCAATCAACGATTGTGTTTGTTCGTTGTTCACAAAACCACCTAAGCGAAAGTCTTGAATTAGGAAATCTTTTTGTTCGTTCCAAGCTAAAGTTACTTCTTTTTTAGATTTGAAATCTCTACCGTAAGCTGGAACTACTGTGATTGCGTTGTACATGATAATTCTCTCTGTTAAAATTGATTTAATAAAACCACTTCTTTTTGTGAAGGTAGAAGTGGAGAACCTTTGTTGCTGCGTATTTTAGAGTAATTTACGTTGGTGTCAATACCTAAATGCAAATAAATTTATTTTAATTCTAATTCATACAATTCCTTTTGTTCACATTCAAGTATTTGTTGTAGCTGTATCAGGCGTGATTCATACTCTGCATCGGATTCACAGGTGCTGTATTTAACGTAATCTCCTTCATCCCAGTTTGATTCTATTGTACTAACGGTTACGCCATCAGGTAGGTCTCGCTTGAATCGTTTTAATGTATCTATCGCTTCTTGGATAGTTAAACCGTAAAAGGAAGGCAAATCTTCATAAAGTGTATATTTTAATTTACCTTCTGATACCGCTAAATCGTAATTCTGCTTTGCTTTACGAACTTTTATAACTTGACGTATTATCATTTCGTTTAATTCTGTGTTCATTTGAAATACTCCTAAATTGGAAAGTTGGATTTTGAAAAATGTTTTGGAAATCACTTTTTGAGTAGAAGTGAGAAACTACCTTTAATTTAAATAATGTTGTACAACTGATTCATTGCGTTATCGTAAGGTTCACTTGACGTAATCGCTAAATAGAGCTTCCTTGCTTCAAAGTAGAGTTTAGATTCTAAAGGTTTCTCAGAATTCATAATAGCGTCTAATGCAACATAAATGTGCTTCTTGTGAGATAGTGTATCGTTGCAATAATACAGTACCGCTAACACTTCAGTTAATCCCAATACTTCAGGGTAGACGTAAACGTCTGTTTTCGACATTAATACTCTAAGTTTGTATTTAGGTGTACGTTTTCTGCTTTCAAAATCAATTGCAATGTATTCCATTTTATTCTCCAGTTGTAGTAGTTTTTGGCTTACGACCAGGTTTGAGTCGTGCTGGTTTTTCACTTGTAGGTACTTCAAAATTATCAAAGGCAATTGCTTCAGCAGGAGTTATTTCGACATTATCGTCTGGCGCATTTTGTAACGTATTCTCTAACACCATTGAAGCCTTTTCGCTGAACGCAGAGCCGTTTTGTAGAGCGTAGCAATCACCAAAGAACGGCACATTGTCCCAGCCTAGGTTTTTGAATTCCGTAATTCGATTGTGTTTATCAATTTTACGAATCCAACCATTCTTTTCAAAATTATACATAATTTTATCGAATGTTTCAGTCTTAGCTTGATTTTGTCTACCGAAGTTAGGATACTGATTGATTCGCACAGTTAAAGCAGAGCGTGGTACAACACCTTTATCGAGTAACTCACCGTACTTATCTTTTTCACTTTCACTTCGAGTCGCTTTAAATAATAATCGTTTGATTTCAGACTTAACGATTTTCTCATTGTTATCGTCTGATGAACCGAATGTGCCATTGTCTAATTTACGCACAATGTTATACACATCACGCATGATAAGTGATTTAGACCATTCAAAATCGTCCATATTGATGATAGGATTAAATTTGTTACGCATGATAGCGAGAAGGCTCGCTATCGTCATAATCTTTAAGAAACAACGATTGTAAGGTTGTCTGTAGCGTTCATCGCGTGTCTTATTAACCATTTCTAATGTGTACATCTCAAAAGAACGAATGTGTTTACGAATAGTCGATTCAATTTGAACATCGACCGTTTTATCCTCTGCTTTTAGTTTCAATACATACGCACACAAATCACGGAGTTCTGATGCTAATTCTGGTGTCATGGTTACTTTGTGACATTCTGTATCAGATAGTTTTTTAATTGGATTGTAACACTCGATATTGACAAATCTAGACATAAAACCATCACGTTGCATTTGTTCAGTAATCTGTTCATAGTAATCGTCGGGCGTAGTATCACACATTAAAGTTAAAGCTGGTGAACTCACACCTTTAGTTGAATCTTCACTATTAGCGCGTAGGTTTCCACCATTAACATCTCCTCTTGCAGAGCGTGGGAACACTTCCAACCAAAAAGAATAAATTTGTTGCATCGTATTGTTTTGTTTTTGTTGCATTGCACTCACGATTTTAGAGAATTCTGGTACAAAAACTAAGTTGGATAAGGTTTCGCTTTCAGAAAAAAATGATAAGTAGCCTTGCTTAGATGCCATTGTATCGAAACAAATAAATTTATCACCACCTACAGAAGATGTCGCGGATGCGAATCGTCCAACACCTCGGCGAGCCGTTTCCTTACCTGTTGCTGAAGGTGCAACGACAACGTAATAATTATTAAGACCTGCACCATTGTGTTGGTATTGTCTTCCTAAAACAGCCGATAACCATGCTAATGTTCCAGCAAGACACGCTTCGGGTAATTTGTGTGGCGCAATATCCATTAAGAATTGACACATTTCACCAGGTGTACCGTGTGGGAATGGAATCATGTTTTCAAATTCGTTTGTCGGATTATAGGTTTCAAGCTCTAGCTTATCGACGGATTCAAATTGATTTTTTAAGGCTTGCTTTTCATACACAATTCTATCGTTAATGTTGTTCAAGAATACCGCCATTGCTTTATCTGTTTCTTCTGCTTCCGCTTTACTGTTAGCTATTTCGGTGCGAATCTTGATTAACGCTTTATTGATGTGATATTCACCTTTCTGATGCTTATCCCGCTGTGCTATCGGTAATTGTTTAAAAATTCGATGTACTTGTGCATTAGACGGTGTTTGTTTAGCGATTTGTCCGATAATGAATAAATCAACTTCGCTACAGGATGGATAACCTAAATTCGTAAAATCGAAGGTCGGTGGTAATTCACAGAGTTCGATGAATTTAGAACTGTTGTGGTCATTATATATTTTATTTAGCACGACTTCATCGCTATCTTCGCTAGGAACTTCAATAAGTTCTAAGAATTGTGTCGTATTACCGCCAATTTGTTCGATAATAGATGTTAGCTGTGCTTCACGATAAGACGGTATTTTACGGTACACATCATCGTATTCGTGTTCTGATAATTCAACTACGTTAAGTTTAGTTTCTTCTAACCCTGTTGCTTCATTAACGGTCACAACTTCTTCAAATCTAACTTCTCGACCTGTGGTCAACATAAAGCGATTGTAAGAATAGATTTCTAACGGAATAGGCGATACTGACGGATAGTTAGGATGAATTCCAACAAGTTGTTCTGTGCGAATAATACAATGTAGCCCTTTACCTGAGTTAGATAGCTCGGTATAAGAATCCATATCTTTGAATAATTTGTAAATTGTTTGCTTCACATTTTCAGGCGTATCGTCTTTAATATCAGCATCTAAGGTACAAATGTTTAACGTGGCTGTGTGTACGAAACCTAAGTTAAGTGAGTTTTCATCGGCATACGATACCGCTTCATCGTAAGTCATGAACTGAGAAGTAACATTGATTGAAGCAGGTTTAGGTACACCACTATAGGAAAGTAGATGCGGACGTTTACCTGCTTCATACGGATTATCTATCGCACATCCTAGAAGCCAGATTTTTTCATTCATAATGGACTCTGGAATCATGTGCCATTTATTATTTGGGATGATAGGTGGGTTTTGCTTGAAAGCGGTAGGTTTCGTTTTCTGAGATACTTCACCTGTTTTGCTATCGACAACTACGTCGTCTAAGAAAGTTGTGTAGTCGAAATCAATCATTGTATTTGTTCCTTTTTGGAAATGTTAAATTTAAAAAATGTTTTGAAAATGGAAATTAGAAATTGAATTTCAATTTAAGATAAGTGATTTATACTGAATCTTAAATCGTTTCAAATGATACCAGTTTATCTTGCCAACAGGAATCAAAAATTTGACTAAATGCGTTTTTGAATCGTTGTTGATTAGATAACATAGGGTATTGCTCCTCCTGTGCAATTTTATCTATTGTGAATGTGTGAGGTATAAGATTATCGAATAATTGTTGTATGTCACATAGTGACAGGTCGTAGAGCTTCGTTTTAGTTAACATAGTGTAGGTTTGCATATCTGATAGTCGTTGGTATCGAAGTCTTAAATAGTCGCACAGTGAAGGGTTCATAATCGATAGTGCATTCACGAAAGAATTGTTTTTAAAATATGACACAGTAAGTTCCTTGAATACCACATCGTAAGTTGAAATAAATTGTGTCATTTCAAATACGAAATGAGGATTATCTCGCACACAGTTTATAATTTGATTACGAAGGTCGTAAGGGAGATGTTCGTAGTTAGGGTTCTCGATAACGGTTAAATAGTCCACAACAGAGAGATTAAATTTATCTTTGAATAAGGTGGATAGTGAGGTTGTTTGAAAACACACTTCATTTTCGTCGTGACTTATTGAAGAATTATTTTCGATTTTAGATGATTTTGTTTTTTGAATGATTTTTGATGTTTGGGATAATTTCGCATCCATATCATTTAGCCTTGTTATTAAAATGTTCACTGTGTTTTTTAACGACACAAATTCATCAGAAGAATTTATATTAACAGGTGTATTCGGGTTATTAGTATTGTGAAATACAGGGTTAAAGTTAGGTGTGTAAATAGGGTGCTGTTCGTAAACATTGCTCTCAGATACTAGCGTAGATTTTTGAGATAATGCTGGTATCGATGTTGATGTGCGAATAAGACTATTGGATAAATACATATTGATTGCTTTAATCAACTCATCATCGAAGTTTTTACCTTCGGATAACACAATTGATTTAAATAACTTCACGGTATCGTGACTGTGGTGAAGTCTGTATTGGTGGGATGTTGCCATTTTATTACCTTCTAAAATGAAATAAGCCCTGAAATAATGTAGTACCAGTACATTGAATCAAGGCTTTATGAGTTATAAACTCTTTAATTAGATAACTCTGGTACAGTTTAATTAAAGAACTCACTTATGTCAACTATTATTTCACAGATTTGACGATTTGTCAATAGATGAATTAAGTATCTAAATTGTCATTTTCATATAAGCAATTTTTGAATACAGGGTGTATACAGTGAATACAGTTTTGAATACAGTGAATACAGAGTGTATACAGTCTGAATACATTGATTTTACTGGGATAGAGAGATTTTGTATTCAAAAATTAGTGTATACAGTGTATTCAGTGTATTCAGAAAAATATAGGTAGTAAAATGGCTGTAAGCCTTGATATTCGTGGCTTGTAGAGGTTTTTGATAGGTGTATTATTTGAATACACTTTTGAATACACTGTATACACTTTTTAAAATATAATAAAAATCAATATATAAATTATTATTATATAATTAAATACATATTATATTAAAAACAACTACTTACAAGTTTCCTCTTTCTCTCTCCAAATGCAAATAAGAATCATTCTTATTTAGAAATTTCCCAGAAATCGACTTTCAAATTGGTACAGATTTTCGATTCACATTTTTCAGAAAATCTAACGACCTTCACTCAACTAAACAATCCATTCAATAAATCTACGAGTTCAACGAATTCTAAAACTTCTGATGCTTTTGTGGCTAATTTGTAAATTTCGACCATCACGTTGAGTGATGGTTTTGTGTCGCTTACTTTACTTAGTGTAATTGTGTTCATAATATATACCTCTTGTGTGAAATTGATTTTCCTAGAAACAGGAAATGATTTTTGTACAGATTTTGAATTTGAATTATGCTAGAAACCTAGCCGTACTTGACTTTTTGTTAAATTTGTGAAATAATACTTGCTAACGGTGTGGAAGCCTGATATTGTAGTAAGAATGTCCTCAAAAGGACTGTATTTTAATAGATTAGATTACAATATCTTTCCACACTTCTATTATTTACAGTCTTTTTGAGGATTTTTTTATTTATGGCTACCATCAAATTCACCGATTCAACAACACCTTCTAAATTCACATTGGCTAAGAAACAATACGAGGTTACCTGTGGTCACCAAGTAACCAACTCAGATTTCCTAAATTTACTTTTAGATGGTTACCTAGTAACCTCAGGTATACCTTCAGAGGTAACCACAGGGTTACCTAGTAACCATACCGAGGTAACCACGAGTATACCTTCAGGTATACCTTCAGAATTTGTCACTAAATCAGAATACGATTTCGATATGAAACAAATTAGCGATTTTAATAAAACCGCTTTTGACCACATTAAGAAGATTTACGCCAAACTTTCAAAATTAGAAGCTCCAGTAGATGATATATTCCCAGAATACTAAATTCCTAGGTTTCCTATTTCATTTTTGCCTGAGTTTTGCATCCAAATTTATTTCGGGGGCTAACGAAGGTTATAAATTTGACCTTCACGCTTCATTCTCCATGTGACCTATACGATTGGGTTACTGAGTTTAAACATCGCTTAAATCGAATGCTAGACACCTTAAATCGAGTGTTTTCTAACTTGTTGATTTTATTATCATATTTCAGTTATTGCGGATTGAATCGAGTAGGTTATCGCTTGCATACCGCGCCATTGCTGAATTGTGGCTAATTTGTGTGTGACGTGGGTCACGACTTTATCAGTTACTTTCAAAAATGATAGCTTTGCTTTCAAACTCGATAATGTCGATTCGCTATTATCTAAAACTTTCGCATACAATCATTGTTGCTTTTACAAATGATAGTTTTTCTATCATTACAGATAGCAGAATACCAGATGTTAGATGATTTGCGGGTTAGAGTATAACATCATTGAGAAGGCATCAAATTGACCTGTGGTGACGTTTTTAGTCTTACTGGTATGTTTGTGTACCTTGACATTCAAACACGTCTTAAATCGAAAATTTTAGCATCTGACGATAATTTTTTTTCGTTATATATAGAGTAAATTTTAATGTTGAGAATCACGCCTTGAACTGGTAGAAAAATTAGATTGTTTAAGAGCCTTTGTTGCATTTAATTGTGCTTAGAATGTGAAAATGGCACGATTTGCGGTTTGAAATAGTCTAATTTATCCATTAAATTAAACAACGTGGTATTTTGTCGCATGATAAGGTATTGATTTTATTAGGTTTTGGCTTAAATAGTTTTTTTGTTAGTTAAAACGTGTTTAAAAATAATTTTACAATTGCCTAAAATTCGCTAAAATGAATCATGCTCTTTAAAAACTTAAATTTTCCAACAAGCCTTTTGAGTTTGTTACCTGTGATACTAGGCACGCGAGTTGTTTTGAATAGGTAGCACACGAAAGGCGTTAAACTATAAAGGCTTATTATATAGGCTTTTATACTTTAACAATTCAACTATAAAAGGCGGTAAAAAATGAAAACGAAATCACAGTTCCAACGTCACGTTAGACGGTTACAAGTTTTGTATTTTAAACAACAACAGAATTTTAGCCCTGTAGCGTGTTTTACACGATTAAGGCTGATGCAATTATTTATGTTAAATTCACAGAATTAATTTTAAAAGGGGTAAGAAAAATGTTAGATAAAATTATGGTAAAAGTTTTTGAAGTAATTGGATTCGGCTTGATTGCCATTATTAGTGTGGTTGTTGTCGATGTTATGGTGATATTATGATTGCTGGATTATTAGCAGTTTGCTGTGTTATTGGTATTGTTAGCGGATTCTACAGAATCGCAGCTAACATTGTAAAAACAAACAACGCACTCGATTATAGTGCGTTCAACGATTCAATTTAAAAAGAGGATAAGAAAATGTCAGCTTATATTATGACTAAACATGAAATTCTAGCAATTGCGTCATTTGTGACTAAAAAACAAGGTAAAATTCATTACTTTGAACATTTCAACATTGCACGCGAATTGTTAAAGATTAACACTCAAAGTGTTAACGCACGTTACAATGAAAAAATAAGATATAACAATGTTAAGTTTTACGACTGGATGATAAACCCGTTTGATTTTGATGCAATCGCACCTGCTCAACGTACAAAACTTATAGACTGTTATCTTTACCAGTGCAGCGAATTAAAAAACTACGACAAACAGGCAATAATTCAAGAATTGCAGCAATTGCGCGATAGTTTAAGTTTTACCGAGTCGGATTATGATTTGGCGACGTGGGGGCTTGACGAAAGCAACACACCAAAGAAACCGCGCGAACCATATCAAGCGATATACAATAGAATTCACGGATTTAGTGATTCACACGTTACACGTTAATCGGTTTTAATATCTGCTAATTATGCGCGTAGCAGAATAAACAAAAACGCGCTTTTAATTTTAAAAATAAGGTAAATTATCATGACAACAAATAACAGTTTATTTTCAACAGTTCACGTCACAAAAGCCGCTAAAGATGGTAAATTAAAAGAAATTAACAGCGTTAATGTATCAACGATTCATAACGAATTTTGTAAAAGTATGAAACAACAAAACGATTTGAGTTGTTCAAGTTGTTATGCGTGGCGTTATGAATCAATGCGCCCAACATTATCAGCAAAATTACAATTTAACGCCGATTTACTTTCGCAATCTTTGTTAGATTTTCAATTGCCTAGATTTAATGCGCGTTTTGTTAGGTTTAATAGTTTTGGCGAATTGGTTAATGTTCAACATTTTATTAACTTAATTAGAATATGCGAATTGAACCCGCACACAAACTTCACATTGTGGACAAAACGATTGGATATTATCAATAAAGCGTTTGATTGTAATATCGTTACACGCCCAAACAATTTAAAGCTGATTTACTCAAGCGTCAATCTTAATAAAAAAGTTGATTTGCCGCGCCATTTTGACAAAGTCTTTACTGTTTATAGTCGCGACTATGCGAAAGAAAACGCCACAAATATAAACTGTGGCGCGTTAAAGTGTATTGATTGTTTGACGTGCTATACCGAAAACAGCGTACAATACATGAACGAATTGAAAAAATAAAGGAGGTTATTATGTATAAAATAAGAATGGCAGGGCGCGACAAAGTAGCGTTGGAATACGGTTGTGTTTTTAAATACAACTACAATCAAACATTGATTGAAGGCAAAAATAGGATAGTGAACTATAAAGTAACCCTAGAATTTTATAAAGCCAGCGAGCTTTATTGCTTAAAAGTGTTACATTTTGACAAGTTGCAAAAAGGATTCCTTTCGCCTGTTTTATATACTTACAGCGATTACAACAAGGCAAGAAAACATTTAACGATTTTAAACAAATTTTACAGTTAAGACGGTGATATTATGCGATTGAATAGAAAACAAATTGAAGGCGGCGCGGTTCATTATTTCACAAAAGGCGTAACATTCTACAAATCGATTGATGATAGTTACATCGTCACACAAAGGGGGAGGATTATTATTTCGAGTTTAAATTACACAATAGCGCGAAACGTGTTAACCGAGTTGGTAAAATAACGGGTTAAACTGGTAGACTCGAGAAGGCTTGCATGATGCAAGCCTTTTTTTTTGGGTAAAATTTTAGCGGGGTGATTGACTCTACCCCACCAATGGGTAGAAATTTAGGCGTGACGCGCCACCATCATTCCCCCAACCCTAGAATCACCAAATTAACCAATCCAATCCCTACCTCAACCCCACATAAACCAAATATTCCCTATACAAATCAACAACTTACGATTATATTTTATATAATCTTGACAAACCTCTACCCCATCCATTAAACTTCCCACTCAGTTCAATTCAACTCGGAGAATAATCAAATGAATACCGTAACAGCCGTTCTAAGCACCTTCAACCTTCCCGTTATATCACCACATAAGTTCCACGAAGTCTGCGAACCATTGTGTACCCTAACTCATGATGAAGAAACCTACATTAAATACTCAAACGTACCATTCCTCTGCTTTATGACTGACCACCGTTTTCCAGATGAAATGATTCTACACATTATGAAACCTTATATTTGCGACCTATCAGACGACGAAGAATCTGATTATCCTATCGGCTACGGATGGCTCTACTGTGGTAGCGATGACTGGTGTGATAATCTATACCACCCCGTACATGGCGATACCTACGATGACCGTAAAGTAATAGGATTTATTAAATTATGAAATATAACCAATTCATCGAACTAACTCAAGACGACGACCCTTACGAGGTTTCTTTATTGTGTCTGAAGTATTTAAAAGAAGTTAATTATCAGAATAAAACGATGCAAGCACTGTGTCGTATCGCTAAGAAAGAACTTAATTCCGAGTATCTTCTACCTGACATCATCAAACTCCTATCTCATTGTGAACGAGAAGGGTACTGAAATACGAAATAACTTGACAAACAACCGTATAATGTGATAGCTTTATGTAACTATTACATTATACGGTTTTATTATGACTAACGAAAAAGAATCTAAACAAAGGGAATTATCACAGGTGGAAAAGGATGCGATAGACAAGTTTCTAAAAGAATACGTCTACGACTTGAATCCAGAACTTGCTGCATTGCGTTGCAACATTTCTAAAATGTACGCAAAGAGTGTGGCTAATACATGGATGGAAACCGAATACTTTCAAACGGAATTAAAGAAATACAACGCACATTCTGATTCATTACTATCAGATGAAGCAGCCCTAAAATCCGAAATGTTGCGTAATCTCATTCAGATTATGAAAGCAGATGGTGAAAACACCAATCCTACTGCACGAATTACTGCTATGGATAGAATCTCTAAGCTGATGGGATTTGATGCTAAACAACAAGTGGACACCTCACAAGTCCAACACTCCGTTATGATAGTCCCCGCACCCCTATCTGTTGACGACTGGAGTCAACAGGCAATGTCACAACAAGCAGAACTTTATAAACAACTGGAAGCATCACTATGACTAAATTAACAACAGGTTATTATCAGTACAAACCCAATACAGGTATTACATTCTTAGATACACATTTGTATGTGGGGGAAATATCGAGTGATACGATGCTAGTCACACCTTCGATGTTTCATAAGATTGCTAATTCTGATGTGTGTGATAAAGCTAATTCTAATACAATCTGCTTCTTCAAACACAATGATGATTTCTTAATTGATTTACACTTCACACACAATATCGGAGGATTACATGATTACTGATGAAGCGACATTTAAGAAACATATTGTGGTCGCACTAGCAAATCAGCTTACGTTACATATTGATAGATTGATTACACACAGTAAATTATCGTTTACACAGAAACAAGCGATTGAAAATATGCGTGAATCAGGTGTGATGAATGCGATTATTCTGGGAGATTTTACCAAATTATCGGTAGATAAACTTATCGACTTATTTATGATTTTTGACCTCGGTATTTCGATTCACTTATTATCGAAAGAAAGCTACGCAATAGAATGTGTTGATACGTTAAGGAAACATTAAACAATGGATGAAGATTACGATGATGACTACCTAATTGATATTAGAGGTAGTGTAGATATTGAAGATATTTTAGCTAATGTGCATATTCACGATGAAGGATTGTTTAGATTACGTCATGAATTAGAGTTTAATGACGGAACGATGATTGGGTGTTGGGATGATGAGTAGTGGTAGTAAAGCTCTCAGGTTATCTGATACTGGTGGTGAAATTCCGAAAGGTTATAAATTACACGAAGATGAGCTATTGATTCCAAATAATGCAAACGTGATATGGCAACCATCAAAAGGTTCACAAACTCTAGCCCTTAGTTCACCTGCTCAAACCATCCTTTATAGCGGCTCTAGGGGAAACGGGAAGTCTGATTGCCAAATCATGCGGTTTAGGAAATCGGTAGGTTTAGGTTATGGTAAATACCTTAGAGGTATCATCGTAGACCGTACTTATGGCGCGTTAGATGATTTGGTAAGCAAGTCTAAGAGATATTTTCCAGAATTTAATGATGGTGCGAAGTTCTACTCGTCGAAAGGTGAATATAGATGGGTGTGGAAGGACGGAGAGGAATTACTTTTCCGAAGTATTGCAGATGAGAATGATTATCAAAAACTTCACGGGCAAGAATTTGTTTACATTGGGGTTAATGAAGTAAGTCAGTACCCTGACCTTTCGGTATTAGACCTTCTTTCATCGTTAAATCGTTCATCATTTGTACCTAGCGAACACCCACTTCCCGATGGGTCATTATTACCTGAGATTCCGCTATGTATATTTTTAACCTCAAATCCGACGGGCAGAAGTAGCTTAGAAGTGAAGCGAAGATTCGTAGATGCAGGTAAAAACGGAGAGATTGTAAAAAGAGAAGTTAAAATTTTTAACCCTAGAACTCAAGAAAATGAAATTTTAGTAAAAACACAATGTCATATTTTTGGTTCATATAAAGAAAACACAAAGTTATCACCTGAATATGTAGCTGATTTAGAGTCTATTAGGGATGAAAAGCTCAGAAAAAAATGGTTGATGGGCATTTGGGATGGAGTTGGTGAAGATGATGGGATGTATGCGGATGTGTGGGATAAAAACATTCATATTGTAGAACCTTTCGATATTCCGAAAGACTGGAAAATAGACAGATGTATGGATTTCGGGGAAAGCTCACCTAGCAGTATTGGTTATTATGCTGAAAGTAACGGTGAAGATATAGTCCTTAGAAACGGCAAAACAAAGTCAACAATCAAAGGTGATTTATTTTATTTTACTGAAATATACACTTGTTTAGATGGTTATTTGAATAAAGGGACACGGGTATTACCTCACGATTTAGCTAAAATGATAGTCGAACACGAATTATCGCTCGGCATTTATGATAGAGTTGTTCCAGGTGTAGCCGATACCGCTATATTTTCAAATAACATGGGAAATAGCGTAGCTGGAATGATGGATAAACCAATAACAATAGGAAGTAAAGTTTATCCAGGTGTTAAATGGCGCAGATATGACGCTTTAAAGAAACCAGGTAGTAGAATTGATGGTGTTAAGAAGATTAGAGAGCGTTTTGCTAATGCGAAAACTTCTCCTGAAAAACCATACCGTGATAAACCCGCGCTATTTGTGTTTAATACCTGTAAATACTTTATTGATATTATTCCCTACACAATTAGGGATTCTAAGAACCCTGATGATGTTGATGGTTCTAATGATCATGTGAATGATCAATTAAGATACAAATTACTATCAATGAACACTGGTGGTAAAACTGGTAAAACTTCTGGACTTACTTAATTCTTGACATTTATCAATAAATATGAAATAATGCTATTTGTGGATAGAGCATCGAACTCGAAAAGCCTTCAGTAAGCCTTCCACAATCATTAGACACTGTTCACAATATCCAATAACTGTAAGGAATCAAAATTATGTCAAAGACAAGAAAGCTCCCTAGTCAAGAATATCTACATGAATGTTTTAATTATGATGAAAAAACTGGGGATTTGTTTTGGAAAGAAAGACCGAGAGAACATTTTAATTCAGACAGAGGGTTTAATTCATTTAATGCTAGACTTGCAGGGAAATTAGCATCGACTTGTACAAGTAAAATGAGCTATAAAACCACCTCCGTTGGAGGTTATTCTGCTATTGCTTCTCATAGAGTAATATGGAAATATCATACTGGTAAAGACCCCGTTGGTGTAATAGACCATATAAATCAAGACAAGTTAGATAGTCGAATTGAAAATCTCAGAGATGTGACGCAGGATATAAATTGTCATAACACCAGTGAATCTAAGAATAATACATCTGGAACAAAAGGCGTTTCATTTGATAAGAAGGGTAGTATGTGGAGAGCTTTAATAACTATTAAAGGGAATATAATCCATTTAGGATTTTTCAAAGATAAAGAATCTGCAATAAAAGCTCGCAAAGAAGCTGAAGAAAAAGATTGGTCACATTTAGACGATGCAACTGTTAAGCATAATAAGACTAATTGTAGAAATATAGATTTATCATATTTAAAGGAATGCTTAGTGTATGATAACGGCGAGTTAATATGGAATATAAATAGACCTGAAACCCATTTTAAAAATAAAAAAATCATATAATGCTTGGATCACTATGTTTTCTGGAAAAATAGCGGGTAGTATTCGTGAAACGTATAGAGTTATAAACCTACATGGTTTTAGTTATCGGGTACACAGACTAATATATTGGATATGTACAGGAGTAGAACCTACTGATGATAAGGTAATTGACCACATCAACGGAGATAGGTTAGATAATCGTATTGAGACCTTACGCCTATGTTCGCGTATGGAAAATTGTAGAAATACAGTTTTAGCAATCAATAACACTACTGGCTTCAAAGGAGTTAGACTTAGAAAAAGCGGTAGATGGGAAGCTAGAATTAGACATGAAGGAAAACTTATAAATTTAGGACATCACGACACCGCTGAACTAGCACACGCCGCCTACTGCAAAGCATCTACCGAACTACACGGTGAATTTGCGAATCACGGTTAAACTTTAAATAAACTTTAACTCCGTGTAATACATGGAGTTAAAAACAGACAGAGCGCGGAACTAATGAAACCGTTACCTATATTCAGGTAACGGAACAATATCAACCACTTGAACCTATCTCATCCATTGTGATAAGATAGGTTTTTCAATTAACTAAGGTAATAAAAAAAATGAAACTAGAAAGAAATCACTCTAAATGGGACGGCGGTAAAGGAAGTATTTCAAGACCTACAAACCAATCCAAATACGCAGAAGGTTACGATAGAATCTTCGGTAAGAAAGAAAAACCAAACCCAGAAGACTATAAACAAACTTCATGGTGTTGTGATGAAGAATTACTTGACAAGAACATATCAAATCATGTAGACTAACTGCTTTATTAACGAGGAGATTAAAATGAAAGTAGAATTTGTACCAGAAGTAGGTGATGTCGTATTTTTAACGTCTGATTTAGACCAATCAATGCCTATGACGATTGAAGAATTATCTGAGTGTGATTGTGGTGTGTTAAACGCAGATGTTGTGTGGGCTGATTTCGGTGATATTAAACGTGATTCGTTTGATTTAAAATGTTTGGTGTGTTTGGAAATGTTGGATTAACAATTGTTTGTTCCTTTTAACCCTTAATTGATTTATTTCAATTAAGGGTTTTTTATTGCCTAAAATAAACTAAATCATTTACAATTTTGTAAAATTATGCTATACTCGCAATTTACTATAACTAGGAGTTTTGAAAATGGGCGCAGATATAAAATACATTGGGACACAAGGTCGGAATATACAAATCCTATCTATACTTATGTAACTACTTGGGCTAACAGACCTAATATTAAATCGTTAAGTCCTTTTGTGGATAGAATTATTATCACAGACGTAGGTATAGGTGGTTCTGAGTGGTACTCAGATGGAACTCGATATAGGGCTGTTGGTGGAAGTGTTGATTTAGCACGAGTAATGACGGGCGGAATATCTACATCTACATCAACAACGGCTCTTGAATCCGTGAAGCTGCATGGCGGATTAGCTAAGATTGGGATGTCATTACATTAGATTCGTTACTAGGAAAAGCCGTGGCAGCAGGTGATGCTGGAGTAATGGGTTTCCTTGGCGGCGTAAGTGGGACATCATCTGACCCAACTATAAGTCAATCGCCGACAGGAACTCCCGCTGGAAGCGGTCTAGTTCATTACAAAACGGCGTTTAAATTGATTTCCACAACTCAGATACAATTTATAACAATTCCTGTTGGATATGTAGGATCACAATCAAACTCCTCACTTTCACCTAGCGGGATTATAGCGAGCTTAGACACAACAATAGATGAGTATCTGACTCTTTGGCACAGATTTTCAGCAGCAGCTACAACCACAGTGACAGCGGTAAATTTACAAGTAACCCTAAAAACCTGCGGCTAATACACTTATTTATTAAACAAAACACTTGACATCGCTTAAACACTATGATACTATCGCATCAGATTTACAAATAACATATTTTTTAACTAAACACAAGGATTTATTACCAATGACGTTTCAAGATTTTTTAAAAGAAGTAAAAGTACAATTAGCTAACACAGGTGTAGAACTCACGAATGATAAAGTTCGTGCAGTTGTTGATTGTGTGTTCACTACTGTGTCTGCTAACGATGAAGTTCGTATTCCTAACTTCGGTTCGTTTAAGACGAAAGTTCGCGCAGCTCGTCCAGCACGAGCAGGACGTAATCCAGCTACAGGTGAAGCAATGGACTTACCTGCTACGGAAGCTAAAAATTACCTCGCGTTTAAACAAGCTAAGTAATTTAAATTGTTCTTAACTGTAAGAACCTATATTTATAGTATGGGTTCTTATAAAGAAGGTGGATATGACAGAAGAAGAGATTATTAAATTAGTTACAGAAACACTACAGAAATCCAACAGTAGTTCAGATGTAAAATCTAATTTTATTTCAAGATGGATAAGAAAAAGGCTACAAGAACCTAGCACTTATCAAGGTTTAATAATTATAATCCCAATCATTCTGACCTATTCTTTAGAGATTGATTCCGAAACAGCAACCAAGATTGTGATAGGTTCGCTAGCATTAGTAGCTGGACATAATGTAGTTAGAAGTGAAACAGATGAAAATTAAATTATTACCAGAACAGAGTTATCTACATGAATGTTTCAATTACGATTCTGAAACAGGAGAGTTGTATTGGAAAGAAAGACCGTTAAGTCATTTCAAAAATATGCAATATACTAACGCTTGGAATGTTAAAAACGCTAATAAAAAGGCAGGTGTTGCTGGAACTAGAGGTTATATTGCAATAAAAATAAACGGTATAAAATATAGAGCGCACAGAATAGTGTACAAAATGATATACGGTACAGACCCAAATCATATAGACCATATTAACTTCAATACATCAGATAACAGAATTGAAAATATCAGAAATTGCACACATACTGAAAATCATCAGCATTCAAAAAGACAAATAAATAACACTACTGGGTTCAAAGGAGTTACTGCAACTAAAAGTAACAAGTTTAGAGCGAGAATAACTGTAAATTCAGTACGTTTAAACTTAGGCTTGTTTGATACAGCAGAAGAAGCGTATAGTAAGTATTGTGAAGCAGCGCATCTGTATTTTGGCGAATTTTTATATTTAGAAGATAGCATAGATAATTTTAATAATTAAGGGGTGAATATGAGTAAAATCAGTAAAGCGTTAAAAAAAGCAGAACACGGAATCGAACACGCAGCTAAAGATGTAGGCTCTGCCGTAGAAGGCATTGCTACACAAAAGATTGCTGAAACGATTGTTGATGTATTGACTAATCCTGAAGTAGACGACGTAGTAGTAGAAGCCGTTGAGGTAGCTATTTAATGACAAGCACAGTTTCAACACATCCGCTATATGATGAATCAATCGAAGATTGGTTGATTATGCGTGATTGTTACAAAGGTGAGAAACAAGTTAAATCTAAAGGACAGACGTATTTACCTGCTACAGGCGGTCAAGTTTTAGATGGAATGAGTGTTAGTGAAGATGGTTATAAGTCCTATGAATCTTATAAGAAACGCGCTGTCTATCACAACTTTGTGCATGATGCAGTCGAAAGTTATATCGGATTGTTACACTATAGACCGACACAAATCAAATTACCGCCAGAAATGGAATTCTTGCGTACTAAAGCGACGATTAACGGTGATAATTTAGACCATTTATTGCGTAGAATTCATTCACAACAGTTCATTACAGGTCGTGTAGGTTTATTGCTAGATATTGACTCAAGTGGTAGTGGTAATCCGTATATTGCAATGTACAATGCAGAAAACATCGTCAATTGGGATGAAGGTTCTGACAACGTAGGATTTAATGCCCTTAACTTAGTTGTGTTGGACGAAACCACATGGATGCGACAAGGGGTGTCATGGTCAGAACAACCTCGCTATCGGTTCTTAGCGTTAGGTGATTTTAATGTGAATGAAGAAGATTATCAGAATGCAACATATTCACAATCTGTGATGAACTATTCAAACGAAAATCCTACGTTAGAATCCTTCGTGACACCTATTTATCGTGGTCAATCCTTAAATGAAATCCCCTTTGTGTTCGCTAACTCGAAAGATATTTTAGCGACACCTGATGTACCACCGTTATTAGGTTTAGCGAATCTATCACTTGCCATCTATCGGGCTGAAGCGGATTATCGTCACACTTTGTATATGCAAGGACAAGATACCTTAGTTGTGGTAGGTGGTATTAGTCATGGACAAGACGAAGCAACTCGTGTTGGCGCAGGTGCAAGAATTGATGTTGATATGGGTGGTGATGCGAAGTTTATCGGTGTGAGTTCATCTGGTTTGGCTGAAATGCGTCAAGCAATTGAGAACGATAAACAAGCGGCTGTGACAAAAGCTGGTCAGTTGATGAATGGAAATTCTAAACAAGAATCAGGTGACGCACTTAAAATTCGTATGGCTGCACAAACGGCTAACTTAAATCAAGTTGCTGTCACATCTGCTTATGCACTCGAAGAATTGTTGAAGAAGTGTGCTAGATGGATGGGATTAGATGATTCAAAAGTTGAAGTTATTCCTAACTTACAGTTCTCTGACAAAGATATGAAAGGTCAAGACTTTGCACAGTTGATTGCTGCTAAAAATACAGGCTTATTACCGTTAGCTGATAAAACAGTTCATACAATTCTTAAAGACCAAGGTTATACGAAACTTAGTTATGAAGAAGAACGTAAGTTAATGAAAGAGGATGACTTATCTCCTCCGATAGAAGTTCCTGATAATTCAAGTAACGGAGTACAACAACCGACAGCATCGATGAATGTTGACCGTGTTACTGTGAATAATGACCCGATTAACGGAGATTGAACTGAAGCACGACAGTATAACAAGTTGCATCGAACTGTGCTGAGTAGACACAGGATAATAAAAGACTCAACTTACCGAACCAATGGTGGTTCACAAAATGGGCAATGGTGTCCGACAAAACGAGAGATATTAAAATGGCATTAGAATACGAAATTACAAGTTTAGATTCATTAGATGAAACACTACATTCATTCTACACACCAACGGCTGATGGTAGCAAATATGTGTTGGATGTAGCAGGTGTGAAACCGTTAAGTGAATTCACGAAAGTGCAAGGCGCATTAGAAAAAGAACGCAATGACCACAAACAAGTCAAAGCGAAGTTATCACATTTTGGCGAATTAGACCCTGAATCTGTACAAGCACAATTAGCGAGAATCGCTGAATTAGAAGAATTAGCGAAAGGTTCTACGGTAGATGTAGCTAAGTTAGAAGAAATGGCAAATGCACGCGCAAAAAGTCAAACACAACCTTTGATGGCTGAACGTGATGCAATTTCTAAGAAAGCGGCTGAATTAGAACAGCGTGTTGCGTACTTTGAACAAGTAGACCGTCAACGTCGAATGAATGATGAATTTGTGGCTAAAATCAAAGCTGCTAAAATTGACCCTCGTTTTGAAGAAACCGTGCTAATGAAAGCAGAACGCTTATTCACAGAAACTGATGATGGTAAATTCTTAACGAAAGACGGTATCAACGGTGTGACAGGTTATATGCCATTTGAAGTGTGGTTAAGTGAACAACAAGCAAGTAACCCTTATTACTGGGGTGATAACGTAGGTGGTGGTGCAAAAGGTGGTAATGGAGCGTATAAAGGCAACAATCCTTTTGCGACAGGTAATTTAACTGAACAAGCACAGATGTGGACAGAGAACCCGACCTTAGCGGAAAGATTATCTAAACAAGCTAAATAAATGCTTGACACTGTGATTATAGTGTGAAATAATTACCTCCAGTTAAGATTATCTTTTTCTAGCAATAGATAAGATAATCTTATTAAGAATTCTAAACAGAGTTTTTAATAAGATTTCATAGTCTTGGTTTGTTCTCATTTTTAGTCCTCCTACACTCGACCCTTTAATAATTAAAACTGTTAAAGGGTTTCTTTTTATTCATCGAAAATAAATTTGACATCTACACTAAATAATGCTTGACTTTTAAATACTTTTCGTGTAGCATACAGCGATAAATCTACATGGGTAGATACAATACACAATTAACTTTCAATTACTTGCATGGGCAAAGGATGAAATATGAATAAATCAATTAACTAATTTAATAAAGGAATTTCCAAATGGCAGTCGCAACTTTAAGTACAGCGTTATTAGTACCACAAGTATTTAATCCGTATGTGTTCTTACGCACACAAGAAAAATCAAAACTCATTCAATCAGGTGCTGTTGCACGTTCAGGCTTCTTAGACAATTTCTTGTCTGGTGGCGGTAACATTGTAACAATGCCTTTCTACAAAGATTTAGTTCGTAACGTATCTAACGTATCGAGTTCAGATGATACCGCTACTTCTACTCCGAATGCAATTACAGGCGCGTCAATCGTTCAACAACGCTTGAGCAGAAACCAATCATGGACTGCTGCTGATTTAGCAGCAGATTTAACAGGTGCAGACCCGTTAAAAGGTATTGGTGACCGTGTAGCATCTTATTGGGCTTGGGATTTACAAAAAACATTCCTTGCTACCTTAGCAGGTGTATTTGCTGATAACGATGCTGCGGCATCAGGTTCAGATACGCATACACAATATGATTTAACTTATGATGCTTCAACAAACACAGGTTTGCCTTCAGGTACACCACAATCAGCAAGTGATACAACTCGTTTCTCTGCTGAATTGTTGATTGATACCTTAGCAACAATGGGTGATAGTGCGGATGGTTTGCGTACATTGTTAGTACACCCTGTTGTATATGCGCGTATGTTAAAACGTAACATGATTACTTTTGTACCTGATTCACAAGAAAAACGTAACATTCCAACATTTATGGATATGGAAGTTGTGTCTGATAATATGATGCCAGCAGGTGTTTCTGGTACAGGATTGGCTGGTAAATACTACACTTACATCTTAGGTAGTGGTGCATTACAATTAGGTATGGGTTCTCCTCGTATTCCTAGTGAAGTGTTCCGCGCTCCTAACGGCGGTAATGGTGGTGGTATTGAAACCTTATACAGTCGTCAAGAATTTGTGGTTGCACCTGAAGGTACTTCGTACATCGGTACTGCTACAGAAGGCGGTGCAAGTAATACTGCATTAGCGACTGCTGCTAACTGGTCGCGTCGTTACCCTGAACGCAAACAAGTCAACATTGCTCGTTTAATTACACAAGAATCTTAATAATTTAACCCTTCCTTTGCTTTGTGTGAAGGAAGGGTATTTACAGGAATATAAAATGGCAGAATTATTAGACGTTTTAAAAGCATTAGACCCGAATGACGCAACCTTGTGGACAGATGACGGTTTACCTATGTTAGATGCTGTTAAAGCATTAACAGGTGATAGTAAATTAACTCGTTCAGCACTCAATAAAGTCGCATTAGGGTTAACTCGTGATACTGTGGCAACGTACACAACTGCTCCAGTTGATGCTAGCGTAGCTACTGTAGAAGAAGTTATTGTGGTTGAAGAACCTGTACAATCTTTGTCACAAGATGAAGTGAAAGCCGCAATCGCGGTAGCCAGTGCTGAATTCGAGGAGCTTCGTAATAAAGCAGATTCTACAGAAACTGAATTAGCTAAATTACAAAAACAAGTAGATGAATTATCATCACAGCTCGTAAAACCAACACCTAATGAAGAATTCGCAGAAGCAATCTCACATTATGTAGCTGCGACAGCAAAAGAACGTATGGAACGCTCTGAAAAACTTAAAAAGTTTGAAGAATTAGGTTTGTCGTTTGATGATTTAAAAGAATTATTCCCACAATTAGCCAGAGTATAAGATATGAGTGACGATACATACAGTTTCTTTGAAGTTGAACAGACGATTAGCGGTGTTGTACGCAAGTTACCTAAACACAGTACAACGGCTGTTGTTAGAAGTAACTGTTTGTTCGCACCCGCTTTATCTACGCTTGTTGTACACATTTCAGCTACAGCTACTGTGGTTGTTAAAAGTAATGCTTTTGGTGAAACTGCTAAAGATGCTACCTTAACTACACTTTCTGCAACAGGTAGACATGTTATCGCATCTGCGGACAAAATTGTGTTAGATGTCACTGCTAATACTGGAACAGTAACTGCAATTCTTATTTGTAATGAGGATTAACTCTCATGCCACTTAAAAAAGGTTACAGTAAGAAAACGATTTCATCGAATATCAGAACCGAAATGAAATCAGGAAAATCACAAAAGCAAAGTATTGCAATCGCTCTATCTGTGGCTAAGAAAGCGAAAGCTAAACGTAAGAAATAAGGAGTAATTTATGGCTAAGTGGATTCCTGACTTTAGAGTAGGCGATGATTATAACATTAAGCTAACTGTGAATGATGTAGCAGGGATTGCTGTTGATATTACAGGTTATAAGTTTTGGTTGACATTAAAAGCGAGTTATGATAATTCAGATGCTCAAGCCGCTATGCAGTTTGTGACTACTGTAGGTGATAATGTAAATGATGAAGCACTTAACGGTATTTGTTATTTAACTGTCCCTGCTAGTGTGACCAAACAAGTTCCTGTAGGTCGATATTATTATGATATTCAACAAAAAGTAGGCTCAAGTATCACAACAGTATTACCGCCTATTGCAGATTATAAAGATAAAGTTGTTGTTGTGCCTGAAGTGACGGAAGCGATTGTATGACAGATATTATTGTAAATCAAAATCAACAAACTATTCAAGTATCCCCTGTTGTTCAAACGGTAGTACAAGCATTTCCCGCAGGTCTAAAGGGAGATAAAGGTGAAAAAGGAGATTCTGGCGTTCCTCAAATAATCGCTTCTGATGGACTGGCTGTACATCCTAATTCAACAACGAATCACTCTTTCGGTTACGATTCTTCTGGTAATTTAATTTCTGATACCTATACAGATAGCAACAGCAATACTTATACGCAAACTTTCACTTGGACAAACGGTAATTTAACTGCAACTAGCAATTGGGTGAAACAATGAGTTTTATAGTTGAAGCGGCGAAAGCTGGCGTTGAGTTTAAGAAGGATAGAGGGACTGCGGGTGGGTATGCTCATACACCTGTTGCTGAGTACCCAATCAAAGAGGTTGGAGTTATAAACCCTAACTACCCTGTCGGGGACGTTAGACGTTATGGTATTTACCCAGATGGGTCGGACGTATTAAACATTACGTTTAATGCGACAACTACTTTAGCTGCGTCTGCTGGGGCATTTAACAACAATATGATAGGCATGGTAGTTTGTTCGCCTTTGTCAACAGGTAGTTACGGTGGCACACCTCCAAAAATAATCTCAATACTACCTGATGGGTCGGGTGCAACTTTAAATATAGCCGCAACTGGCTCAGGCACGGGGAACGCAAGAATAGGGACATACTGGGAAAGAGATTATGCAACACGCCTGGCAAATGTATTAACTAATTCCACTGTTCCTGGCATTACTATTGATTGGGTTGCTGGACTGTACTGCACATCCTTTAATTTAAACTCCAGCCATTCTAAGGCTAAAATGCACTTCCAACAGGGGGCTGAATTCTCAGGTTTGATTCATATTATCCCCAGTGCAGGGTTTCCTTCTACCGCGTCAGCTCTCTCTGACTTAATACTATCTGGACACATAACCACTTACGATAGATTTGGAGCTATAGGGGTGCAAGACTCCGACCTATCCCTTCTAAACGTAATTTGCAAATCAGACGCAACTAAACATTTGACAGGAATTTATGGTAGAGGAGTACATATGTATTCATCTATTACAAACACAAAATTTGGTAACTTTATAGTAGAGGATTGCCCATGTATTGGCACAGTGTACAACACAGACGGGGCGTTTGTTGTAGATTCATCAGACTGCCACGATAATACCTACGGGGATATTTGGGTTAAAGATAGTGCTGGTCATGGGGTATATCTTATTGGCGCAAATCAAACAGTTAACTCTATTCGCGTAGACGGCTGGGGGTACGGTACACATGATAGGACGTTACAAGAAGCTCAGACTTTATCACAATCTAAGGAGCTAACAGGTGTATGGCTAAAAAGATGCTCTGGATTAAAAGTTGATAACATCACTGTTAATCAAATTGCTGGAACACGGAGCAATGCGTTGTATGACTTTAGAATTGAAGATACACAAAATGCAATTTACACACCACCATCGTGGACGGTACCAAAAATTCACTCGTTAGAATGCTTGTCTATTACACATAGAGGTATATCTATCGGGGATATTAACAACCCAGGAAATATCGCATTGGCTCAAATAGATTATATAGACGTAGCTAATGCTTCTGGATGTACTGTGGACACTGGGTATAGTTATATAACAATCGCAGCAGGTAGTCCGCCATCTGGCTCATTTAGAAGCTGTTTATACAATACAAGAATAAAAGCATTAAGTAAATCAACGCAAGGCAACCCTATTATTAACACTGTTATCACGGTCAAAGCCTACACAACTCTTGTATCGGAGTTGATAGATACATCATACGGACACCCAGGTACTGTGTTAGTAATGTTAGGTGAGTGTTTTATCGGTGCAATGAGGCATAATCAAACAGGCAACTCAACATCCCCTACGACTATTATTATTGGTCCAAATAACGATGGTGTAGTCAATATAGGGTGCATTAGGGCGGATGCTCAGTATTTGCCATCCATAACCCTTCTTGATTTACCTTCGGCATCAAAGTTCGATATAGGTAAGGTTTATTCCACTGGCTATCGAGGTGTTGGAGTTGTTAGAATGAACACATCATCAAACGGAATTGTAAGAATTGGGCGGTTATCCGATACCACTGCCGCTGGAACAGGTATTCGGTGGCAAGGATGTACTGATGTGGCGGTTGAGGGTGGAACAGTCACGGGGTTCTTAAAAGGTATTTATGCAACTACATCTACCAACGTGCGTTGCCGTGCAACGAGCTTGAGTGTAACTGGAAATACTACAAATACTGATTTAGCAAGTGGGCAAGTGTCTGTTGATGCAACAAGCCAGAATGTTACTTTATAGCCTCGTCCTGACAAACAAATTAAGATGACTCAATCAGGCAGACAAGACTTATGAAAAGAATAGCTTGGCAAAACCCAATAACAAAAGGCTTAACGTCTGCAATAACAAGGAGTGATTATGAGTGATTTAGATTACGGTGTTATTGCTTCTGATAATAACATTATTTTCCCAGAATATGTAGCAGCGCATAATTTTACTTACGATAGTTCAGGTAATTTAATTACAGACACGTTTGTTGATTTTAACGGTTTTACTTATAAACAAACATTTACATGGTTAAATGGAAATCTGACTAATACAGGTCTGTGGACTAAACAATAATGAACGAGCTTCTGTTCTATGCACATTTAGCAGATAAATCCTATTGTGATGAATTGAGTTTAAACGAATTTACGACACGATTCATCGACGCTGAAGGATGTCAAGCATATATTTTGACAGATAGAAAAAATCAATATGTTGTGTTCAGAGGAACAGACGAATTAAAGGATTGGTTCATCGATTTATCGTTTAAACCCACTTGTGATGGAATTCAAAGTGGGTTTAATGAATATGCAAACGCTATTGTATCTAAACTGATTGATGAAGTTGATATGTCAAAAGAAGTCATCTTTATCGGTCACAGTTTAGGCGGAGCAGTCGCGTTGATTCTAGCGCCGTTATTTAACGCTAGAGTCATAAGTTTTGGTAGTCCTAGAGTTGGTACAGAGAAGTTCATAAACGTCTTGTCAGAAGCAAAAATAAACCATTTACGAGTTGTTAATAGATTTGATTACGCACCGTATATTCCAATGTATCCTTACAGACATTACGGTAAAAAAATAACACTAAAAGGTAATCAGATTCTATTCGCGCATAATATGGCTTCTTACATTAAAAACATCAATAAGTAGTTGACAAAGATTAAAAATAATGGTAAAATCGAAGAATCACAATATGATTAAAATAAATTGGAGTTAATATGGCATTTGTAGTAGAAGATGGAACTGGATTATCGAATGCTAACTCGTATTGTGATTTAACATTCGCAGCGTCTTATTTTGAAGATAGGAACGCAGTGACTTGGGATGTATTAGATGATGATATTAAAAAAGCATCTTTAATTCTTGCGACAGATTATATTGAAATGCGATTCGGAAGTCAACTACGAGGTACTAAATTTAATTTATCACAATCGTTATTCTTTCCAGCTACACTTACATCAGGTTTGCCAATTGATACGTTCATTTACGATGAACTCGACCCGACATTAGTTTTAGGTGTAGATATTCCTACCGCAATCAAAAAAGCCACTTGTGAATATGCGATTAGAGCGAGTAAAAATACGCTCATTAAAGACGTTGCGTCAGATGCGATGATGAGTAGTCGTGTTAAAGTCGGTTCAATTGAAAAAGAAACTAACTTCGGTTATAACTCAAGACGCGCTGATTTATTTGCATCGTATCCTACAGCAGATTTACTCATCAAACCGTATCTTAAATCAAATCCAACACAGGTGATTCGATGAACTGGTCTGAATTAGCTTTAACGGTAGATGATATTGTGTCTGAATTTGGTCAGAGAATCACAGTAACTCGAAATATGTACGGTGAATATGATGTTGATACAGGTTTAGTTACTAACACACAATCAACTTATGTGTTAAATGGTGTGTTATTTGATTATGGTGAAAAAGATATTAACGGTACAACGATTTTAAAAGGCGATAAGAAGCTCCTCGTTCAACCAACAGGAATTTCTACAATTGAAAATAGCGACATTATTACTGTGAACGGTAAAGATTACACTGTGGTGAATGTTACGGAAACGAATCCAGCAGGAATAAACTTATTATTTGAAGTAGCGTTACGAGGAATCGCGTAATGAATCTGAATCAGTTGGAAGGATATTTCACAAAGAAGGTTCATGATAGAGCGAAGGTTGTTGTGGACAACACACTTAATCTAATGGTTGATGAATTGATGTATCGTTCACCTGTAGGACAGCCTGATATGTGGTCATTTCAACCAGAAGATTATACACCAGGTAAATATAAATCAAACTGGTTACATTCCATTGGTTCACCTGTGTACGTTGAATTAGAAGATACTCGTGATAATTCATTTCAACAAAAAGATTGTGAAACAGGTAGAAGATTAAAGCAACAAATTGCGTCAAATAAACTATTGTTCACGAAACATTATTTTACCAATGATGTGTCTTATGCTAAAGCAATTGAATACGGTAGTGCTATTCATAATCCTCAGTCACAATCAAAACCTCATGCTGTAGCAGGATTAGTTACACAACAAACGTCATCATTTTTAGCTAAAGCGAAGCAGGTATCGAAATGAGTCAAATATCAATTCGTTCTGCATTAGAAACACAACTCGCTACTCTCACACCAAAAGTTTCAACACAATTTGAAAATGTAGCGTTCACACCTGTTACAGGTATTCCGTATCAATCAGCGTATTTAATGATGAATACACCTGATGACCCTGTGATATTTTCACCAGGTATGTATCGAGAAAGAGGAATTTTTCAAGTTACACTTCGTTATCCATTAGGTAACGGAACAATAGCTGTTATGACACAAGCAGAGAAAATCCGCGCAGTATTTAAACGTGGAACTGTTTTAATGAAAGATAATCGCCGTATTGTGTGCGATAAAACACCAGACATTCGCGTTTTACCTAATGAGGTGGACCGATTTGTAGTGGTTGTAAGGGTATTCTTTACAGCCGATATTTTTGCTTAATCGATTAAGATAAAAGGAGTTCAACATGGCTATTGCCAGTAATATTTTTAAACAATTAATTTATGTACCAGAAACCACACTAGGTGTGGTTGAATTAGAACCGACTACAACGCAAACAACAGCGACTATTACAGGTGTAACAGCTCCTGCTGCTGGCGGTACTTATAACATTGGTGATGATGAAATTAAAATTACGTTAAGCTCAGGTACAGCTTCAACGTATTTAAACATCGGTACTAAAATTGTATTTAGTAACAGTACACAAGTTTATTACACTACTACATTGGTTGATACAACAACCACATCTGTAACCATCAAACTTGATAGAGGTATTGTTATTGCGCCAGTTATCGGAACAACTACAGCAACTCAAGCATGGACATCTGCTGGTAAAAAATTAAAACCTAAGAAGTTGCGCCGTGTATCTTCAAACTTGGATTTGAAAAAAGAATCCTATTCAAGTAACGAAGTAAACAGTTCACAACAAATTGTTGACTATCGTATTGGCGCACAGACAATTGATGGTACATTATCCGCAGAATTGTCGTCTTATACTTATAGTGAATTCATCTCAGCTTTATTGCGTAAAGACTTCTATTCGCCTGAAGAATTTGCTTTAACTGTAGCAGGAACACTAGCTGTTGCACCAGCTAACACTGTTAAAGGACAAGGCGTTGCAACAGCTAACGTAGCTATTATTACTCCTAACTCGGCTGACCAAGGTACAGTAGGTACTGAAGATGCTGGAACTTTAGCGAGTAATAAATTCGCAGGTATTAAAGTTGGCGAAATCTTCTCTATTTCTAATGTAGGAGCTTCTACAGCGACTGCTAATGGTGCATCAGTAGCGAACATACCTTTGTTAGTTATTGCTAAAGATATTACAACACAAGCACTAACAGTAGTAGCTGCTAACACAATGGAATCTGTTACGTTTGTAGGTGGTTCACTCGCAATCGGTACTAAATTCCAAGTTTTAGGACAAAAATCATTTGTACCGTTGTCAGGGCATAAGAAAAAATCGTTCCAATTAGAACATTATTATTATGATATTAGTCATGAACAACCAAATCAAACAGATGCTCCTTATTCTGAATTATTCAAAGGTGTTCGTATTACGCAAGGGGCTGTGAAGTTACCAACAAGTGGTTTGGCTACTGTAGATTTCACGGTTATGGGGACTTCGATGACTACCCCATCAACAGAAACTGTGAAATGGGATAGAAGTACATCTACTTCTGGTGCATGGGATAAAGATAAATCGATGATGGAAACATTGTCAGGTGATGTTCCTTTAGACCCTGCAATTGATGCTGTATATTCTTCTGCTGTAGGTAACTTGTACATTAAAGATAAAAAAGGTGCAAGTGGTCAAATTTACAAAGTTGGTTTGATTACCTCTTTGGATTTCACAATTAACGGTAATGGAGAAACTCTAAAAGTTATTGGTTCTACTACATCTCCTGACGTAACATTAGGTAAAGTAAACGTAAGTGGTAATGCGAGTATTTATTTCCAAGATACTGTATTCCGTGATATTTTCTTGAACTCAGAAGATGCTACATTGATTGCTGTGTTTACAGAATCTTCTTCAAACACAGTTAATTCTGCATTCATGTCGTTTGTGTTTCCTCGTATTAAAACAGGCGGTGCATCAAAAGACGATGCACAATCTATTGTGATGACAGTTCCTTTTACGGCATTGTTGGCGGATTCTTCACAAGGGTATGAAGCGACAACTTTGAGCATTCAAGAATACTCACAAACTGCGTAGTTTAAAAACGTATTGTTCACAAATAACCTCTCTAGTTCAATACCGAGAGGTTATTTTTTGTATAAAAATCATGAACGTCTTTAATCGGTATTAAATACTTTTTACCTCCTTTAACGAATGTATGGTAACTGTTAGGAAAATTACCTCTGATAACTCTTTTAGTTAAAGTACCTTTTGTTAGATTTAACAAATCTGCTAATTCTTTAGTGCTAAATTCAGTATCGTCGGGTAAATTAGAAATGTTAGCTAAATAGTGTGGGAACTCTTTATTGAATAATTTTTCATCTCTTATTTTAGATAATTTCTCTACTATTTCTTTAGCTAATGGTTTTCCTAAATGAACTAAAGACATATTCTTCTTAGCTTCTTCACTCGCTTTCATTCCAATATGAGATTGTCTAGTTTTCTCTTTATGTTCTTCTGATTTAGGTACACCTTTTAAAGCAATTGATATTTTTAATCTAGCTTCATCACTGCTTTTCCTACCTAATAATTTCTGCCTATTCGCTTCTATTTGTTCAGGCGTTTTAATTCTCCCTCTATTCTTATCTCCAATCTTTCTCTTAATTTCATCCGACAAAGTATGATTTAAACCACCTTCTCTTAGATTATATCCATTTGGAGATAAAGTACCGTGTTCTTTAATATAAAATTCTTCATACTTATTAGCTTCATCAATCGTTAAGTTCTTCAATAAGATTTCAACTTTCATATTTTCAAAACCATATTTTAAAATAGCATCTCGGATAGCTAAACAACCGCTAGTCGTTTTATTATGTTCCCGCATTCTTTTTTCAAAGTTCATCGTTTGTCCAACATAACTTTTACCATTCGGACTCGTAATCATATAGATACAATGTAATCTTTCTTCCATTTTCAACTCCTATCACCAAACAAAATAAAATACAACAAAAAACTTGACATCTTCCAATCACTATGCTATTATCGCGTGTATTGCAATTAGGCAATAAAATTTTAACATAACTATTGGAGATATACAATATGGCAATTTCATTAAGTTCATTAAACGTAGAAAAAAAATGCGACACACCTTACAAATTGGACATCATTGACGAACAGTCTGGTGCGGTTACTGGTATTACAATTGATATTATCGGCGAACACAGTAAAGTGATTTCTGATTTAGTAGCGAAAGCAGTAAACGGTAAACGTGAAGCACAACGTATTGCAACTAAAAAGGGTAAAGACGCTCCTGTTGAGAAAGTCGAAGACGACATTATGTTCGGCATTGAATTAGCAGCAAAACGTATTGTTGGTTGGTCAGGTATTGAAGAAGCCTTCTCACCTGAATTAGCGATTGAATTAGTTAAAACTAATCCGTCAATCCGTGAACAGGTTATGACTGCGAGTTCTAACATGAGTAACTTCACAAAGTAATTCTATCTCCATAGAAAAAAGACGAACCCTGTTAATTTAATTATTGACAGGGTTTTTCTTTGCGTGTAGAATGTGTAAAGTGCTTGACAGACTAATTAAATTATGGTAGCATATCCGTAATGTCTGAAAGCATTATAAAACACATCAAAATATCTTTTATGAATATGGGCGGTTAGGGTTCGATGTTACCCTCTTTCAGAACTGCCCTCCATAAAGGAAACCTCAAAATGACTAATTTAGTTATCTCAAACGTAGTAATCAAACAAGACGAAAATTTAAGATTCCGTCTAAACGACCTTCATAAAGCATCTGGTGGGAAATCACACAAACGTCCTCAATTTTGGTTAGATAATCCTAGCACTAAGGAGCTTGTTGCTGAAATTAGCGCGGCTACCATGGTAGCTTCGGATATAAATCAACAAGTTATAGATC